ATGACCAAGGTACTTGAAACCCTCGCCGCTTACGCCCACGAGTACGGGCTCGACAACGGCGGCGGGCATTTGAGGACGGCGTTGCTGGCCGCGTGCTTGACCGAGCGGCAGCCTGAGATCCCCGCCGCGGAGGTGATCGCCCTCGCCGCTGGTGACCCGTGGGACCCGCGGGTGCGTGAGGCCAGCCAGGAGAAGGACCGGCTGCTTGACGCCGCATCGCTCGCTGCTCTGCTCGCGGAGCAGGGTGAGCAGGACAGTGAGGTGGCGTCGTGACGTACGTGCTGCCCCCGACGCCCAGGGCCGTTGCCGAGCAGATCGACCACTACGAGTGGGAGAAGCGCACCTACCCGTGGCTGTACGCGGCTGAGACGCAGATCGCCGAGCAGCGTCCGGAGCGTGAGCAGTGAACGCCGAGACGATCGCGTGGACGCCTCGCGAGGGCGACACCGTCACCTGGGACGGCGTGGACGGCACGTGGATCGTCAGCAGCTATGAGGACGACGACACCGTCTGGATCCACCGCCCAGACGTGCGCATGGTGCCCACAATCGGCCGCAACAGCGGCGGCTGGGTGGACCTCGCCGGGTGGCGGGAGCGGCCCGAGCACGAGGAACTCGTCGCGGTCGCCGCGCTCCACCCCGTTGAGGCTGCCCGTCTCGCTGAGAAGGCGGGAGCGGGAGCATGAGCGCCCTGTGGATATCCCTGTCGGACGCCGCTGTCCGCCTGCGCCTGCCGGTGCACGAGGTGCGCCGGATGGCAGTGGAGGAGGAGATCCTCTCCCGCCCGGCAGGTGACCACCTGGAGGTCCACGCCGGGGCGGTCGCCGCCCTGGTGGAACGGCAACGCCCGACCGTGGGCGGAGGCCCAGAGATCGGCGACGAGGCGGAAGACCTGTACCGGAAGGAGCAGGCGACGTGACCGCTCCCGCGATGGGCCGCTGGCTGAAGGTGAACACGGTCATCACCCGCGTCTGGGCCGAGACAGGTCACCTGCTCGGGATGGACGACGTCCTCAGGCTCGGCAAGCAGCGCGGTTGGCGCGGTCTGGTCGTGCAGCACGACCACGAGTGCACGCGAGTGCTGGAGCAGTCGGTGACGGACCACGTGGCGTGGCTGCTGACGGTCAGGGCGAGCATCCGCAAGGCCGGCCGCCGCGCCCCCAAGAACAAGGGAGACGACGCCTGATGGCGATCAAGACGAGGAAGCCCACCGGCGTGGTGCCCTGGCCGGTTGTCCTCCTTGAAGGCGGAGAAAAGGCGGGCAAGAGCTGGGCTGCCGCCGAACTGTCCGCCTCCGAGAAGGTCGGCCAGACGTACTGGATCGACCTCAACGAGGGCGCCGCCGACGAGTACGGCGCGATCCCTGGAGCGCGCTATCTCGTGGTGGAGCACGACGGCACGTGGCAGGACATCGTGGGCCAGGTCGCAGAGATCCGGCAGGAAGCTGCCCGGGCGGCCGACGCTGGCGAACCGCCGGTGGTGCTGGTCATCGACTCGATGACGGCCGAGTGGGACCTGCTCAAGGACTGGGCGGCGAACCGCGCCAAGGGGTCGAGGTCGAACCAGCAGCGGCTGCAGCGGGATCCGAACGCTGAGGTGCAGGTGCCCATGAACCTGTGGAACGACGCCACCGCCCGGCACCGGCGCCTGATGACGGTGCTGATGACCTTCCCCGGGATCGTGGTCATGACGGCCCGCGGCAAGGAGGTCGCCTCCCTCGACGCGTCCGGCAGGCCGGTCGAAGGGTCGAAGGACTACAAGGTGGAGGGCCACAAGAACCTCGCCTTCGACGCCTCCGTCTGGGTCCGCCTGTCCCGCGAGCACCCGCCCATCGTCGTCGGAGCGCGTTCGGTTCACGCGGAGATCCGCCCGGGTGTGGACAAGCCGCAGCCGATGCCGGACTTCACGCTGGAACGCCTCATCTTCGACGCCCTCAAGTGTGATCCGTCCGCGGCGAACGTCCGCGACATGACCGAGATGAAGCCCGGCGACGAGTCCCCGGACTTGGACAACCTGTCCGACGCGGCCAAGCGGCTGCTGAGCGAAGCCGAAGACGCCGCGAACCTCGACGCCCTTCAGGGCGTGTGGACCGCGATCAACCCGCTCGGCAAGGCCGGCGAGATCACCGCCCCGGAAGCGGAACTGGTTCGGGCCCGCGTGCGGGCGCTGAAGGGACAGATGACGTCCGAGTCGCACGGAGCCGCCGCGTGATCCTCTTCGAGATCGAACCCGAGAAGCCGTCTGAGGAGACGAACTTCCTCGACTGGCTGGAGGTGCGGGACCGCGACATCACCGCGTGCGCGGCCCGCCCCTCGGGGCACGCCTGGCAGGTCGAGGGCGAGCCCGGCGAGCAGCCGTCGCTGTCGTGCCAGGACTGCCCGGCGGGCGGGGACGACCTGTTCCCCGACATTCACGACTACCTGGCCTGCGACGAGCCAGAACTGATCGGCGGCCGTGAGGTGCTCTGGGGGCGCCCGCTGGCGGATGACGCGGAGCCGTTCACGATCCCCGTCCATGTGCGCATCAAGGAGCACCGGTACGCGTCGATGAACGCGATCGGCTGGGAGTACGACATCGAGGTCCACGTCACGCCGAGAGGAGACGAGGCGGCATGAGCGACCTGACCCCGAAGGACGCACGGATGGTGTTCGCGCTGCTGAAGATGCGCCAGTCGCAGATCAGCGCGGCTCTCAAGTACGTGACGCCGTTTATTGAGCAGGAGCCCGGCGACAAGAACGCGGCCAAGCTCGGCGCCGCCCGGCTGGGCAAGGTCGCCATGACGGAGCCGGAGCCGAAGGCGATCGTCACCGACAGGGACAAGTTCGTCGCGTTCGTCCAGGAGACCGCGCCCACCGAGGTCGAGCACATCCCGACCGTGCGGACCGCGTACGAGGTGAAGGTGCTGGAGGAGGCGCTGAAGAACGGCGCACCGGTGGACAAGGAAGGCCGGGAGATCCCCGGCGTGGAGATCGGTCTCGGGGCGACTCCTTCGCAGCGGTTCTACGCCGACGACGGCGCCGAGCGGTTCCTGGATGTTGTCGAGGAGAAGGACCTGCCACAGATCGACGGCATCGACCTGGCTGGCATGCTCGGCGTCCGCCGCGGCGGTGAGCCCAGTGAGTGATGACCTGACCACCCCTACCGGTGTCGAGGCTCGTCTTCGCCGCCTGGTGACGGACCTGACCCGCGCCCAGCAGGCTCTCGCTCAGGCGCGGGACGCTGAGGTGGACGCCAAACACGCCTACGAGGCCGCGAAGCGGCGGGCGATGTTCTCCGGCGACTGCCCGAAGGTGACCCGCGGCGGCTTCACCACCGCTGAGCGAGACGCGTGGGTGGACGAGCAGGCGGCAGGCCAGCGCTACCACTACGACATAGCAGTGGCCAAGCGTGAAGCCGCGCAGGACCACCTGAGGGTGGTCCGCGACCAAGCGGAGATCGTCCGCTCGCTGGGCGCGTCGGTGCGGCAGGCGTACGAGATCGCCGGGAGCGGGCGATGAAAACCCGCGTGCAGCCCTGCTGCAACAAGGAGACCTTCGCCAACGAGGCAGAGGCCCGCCGGCGACTGGACCGGATGCACGCCCTCGGGCTGCGGAGCGTCCTGCCGTCCGACGTGGAGCTGTGCCGGAACGGCTGGCATCTGAAGTTCCCTCAGCCGAACTCCGGCCCGTCTCCGAAGCTCCGCGCCCTAGTGGAGGCCCGCGACAAGGCGTGCGTCCGCTGCGGTGCTGTGGTGCCGCGCGATGAGGACTCCATCCACCACCGGATCCCGCGGGGCCGCGGCGGCGAGAACACGGCCGAGAACCTGCTGCTGTTGTGCGGCTCGGGGACGACCGGCTGCCACGGCTACGTGGAGTCGCACCGCACCGAGGCGTACAACCACGGCTACCTGGTGCGGACGGGCTTCGACCCGCTGGACGTACCCGTCCTGCTGCTCGGCACCACATGGGCGTACCCGAGCCCGGACGGCAAGTGGGTCATCTCTGGCGGTGAGCCGACGCCATGACCGAGCTCGAATGCCAGGCCGTCTACGAGTCCGGCGTGCGCTGCGGTGAGTGCGCCTGCTGTACGGCGATGGCCGCTTACCACCTGAGGGAGCAGGCCGTCATCGGCAATCCCTCCGACCTCCACGCCCCCTGAGGAGACCTCCATGATCTGGCCCACTCCCGCCCGTGACGAGCGAGACGACTCTCCCGGATGCCTGGCCAGTGGCCTGCTGAAACTGCTCGGGTTCGCCGTCCTCATTGTCGCAGTGGTCGCCGTCGCCGCCCACTACATCGCCTAGGAGACCCCTCATGACCCACATGGACGACCTGTCCTCGCCGAACGACCGGGAGCCGGGCGAGCCGGAGGAGCCGGAGCAGGCGCCGCCCCTCGACCTGGACGCTCTGGAGAAGCTCCTCGACCTGGCAGCCGGGCCGGACGCACTGCCGGCCTGGGGCCAGATGGTCTACATCCAGGTGCCCGATCTCATCGCCGAGCTGCGTGCGGCCCGCCAGCGGATCGCCGAGTGGGAGGCGCTGGAGAAGCGCGAGGAGTGGGCGGTCACGGGCGGGCCGAACTTCCCGGCTGAGCCCAGCGGGCCGCCGATCTCGCCGGACAAGGGCGTGATCGCGTACGTCAACCGGCACGCGGCGGCGCAGTTGTGGCGGCGGATGCTCTCGGTCCACGCGTGGGAGCCGGTCGACTCCGAGGCCCCGTTCTAGCCATCCAGAAAGGCAGTCATGCGCGTCAGTACTGATGTCCTCGCCGAGATCGACGCCCTGGTCATCGACGGCAACCAGGTCCGCATCGCGGGCCAGATGGAATACGCCTTCTACAAGAAGGTGGACAAGGTCTTGCAGGCGACGGGCGGGAAGTGGAACCGGAAGGCCAAGGCCCACCTGTTCGACGGCGACCCGTCCGAGGTGCTGGAGCAGGTGCTCCTCACCGGGCAGATCACCACACCGCAGGACCTCGGGTACTTCCCGACTCCACCCACGGTGGTGGAACACCTGCTGGACCTCGCGAACCTCTCGGCGGGTTCGACCGTCCTGGAGCCATCTGCCGGCACTGGTGCCATCGCAGGCCCCATGGCCGCGCGCGGGCTGGTCGTGGACTGTGTGGAGCTCGACCCCGAGAGGGCGGCGGTCGTTCGCGAGGCCGGGTATGCGCGGCAGGTACTGCTCGCCGACTTCCTGACGGTTCAGCTCGGCGACCTGGCGGGTGAGCGGTATGACGCCGCCGTCATGAACCCGCCGTTCGCCAAGCAGGCAGACATCACTCATGTCCGGCATGCCCTCGACTTGGTGAAGCCTGGCGGTCGCCTGGTGTCGGTGATGTCGATAAGCGTCTCGTTCAGGACGAACCGGACCGCTGCCGACTTCCGCGCTCTGCTCGACGAGCGCGGCGGCGAGGTGATCCCGCTGCCGGAGGACGCCTTCAGGGAGTCCGGGACCGGCGTTCGTACGGCGATCGTCGTCATCCCCGCCTGATCTTCCTTGCGCTACCGGCCCCGTCCATCGGGGGTCGGGGCCGGTAGCGGCACACCCCTAGACCCACACCGAGAACCAGGAAGGAGGAGCGGTGTCAGTCCTCTTCGATACGACGACGCATCTCAGCGGCTATGCGGCCCATCTCGGTGACGAGTTCTTCGGCGGTCATCTCGGCGTAGTCCCGGGGGACCTGCGTCAGCTCGATGTCCTCTTCGCTGACGAGTCCTGCGGCGAGCAGCGCTTCAAGCGGTGGCCGGTTGTACGCCTTGGCGAACGCGATCACGTTCTCGCTCTTGGGGATGACGGTCTTCCAGCGGTTGACGCTCGACTGCGCGATGCCCACCCGCTCGGCGATCGCCGGCTGCGATGCGGCACCGGTGATCTTCTGCACGTACTCCCACCAGCTCACGAGCGGAGTCTATGCGTGCGCGCATGCCCGGTCTACCTGACCAGCGCGGATTCCCTGAGTCAAACAGGGCTGTATCCGTTGAGGGATATGCGTCAACGGTATACGCTTATCCGTACACGGATAGTCCGAGGGGTGGAGAACCCCTCATGACCAGCCGAAAGGAGGTAACCGTGAAGTGCACGATCCGGCTCCGCCGCGACCAGCTCGACAAGTACAGGCGCATCGCCGGCCTCACCACCGAACAGCGGCTCGCCGACAAAATGGGCCACCACCAGGGCACCGTCAACAAGGTCCTCAATGGCTACCAGACGCCGTCCAAGGAGTTCATCGCCTCCCTGGTCGCCGCTTTCGACGGCGCCGCCTTCGATGACCTCTGGGAGATCGTTCCGCTGGAGGCAGCGTGAACGAGTTGGCCCTGACCGAGTCCAGCGCGCTCCGCATGGAGTACGCCGATCAGGTTGAAGTCCTCCGCGAGATCGATCCCATCGCCCTTATGAACGACGGCAAACACGTCTCCACGGAGATGGTCGCCGCCTACTTCGGCGTCGGCGTTGAAGCGATCAAGAGCCTCGTCAAGGACAACCGGCCCGAACTCGAAGACAACGAGTACAACGTCATCAGCGGAGACGAACTGAGGTCCTTCAAGGACCTCTGTGGAATCGCCACCCGAGGAAAGTCCTACGCCCGGTTCACGGAGCGGACCGTCCTCAACGTGGCCATGCTGCTTCGCGAGTCGAAGAAAGCTCGCGCAATCCGTACCCGCCTCCTCGACAAGGCGCAGGGCAAAGAGACGTTCCCGGCAACGGACCTGGATGAGCTCGAAGTCGCCGAGCGGTACGTCGCCACCCTCAAGCGGAACCGGGCGCTGGAAGCATCCAACCGCGAACTGGAGGAGCGTGCCGACAGGGCCGAGCACCGCGCCTCCCGCAGTGAGCGAAAGCTCGACGAGTACGAGGGCGGCCCTGGCATGACCCTCACCCGCTTCCACAAGAAGCACTTCTCCGAGGTGCCCCACCTCAGATTCTTCGAGCATCTGTACGGCGCGGACTACGTCATCGACGAGCGCGGCAAGGTGTGGGACGAGGTCAAGCAGGAGTACAAGCCGGGACCGCGCCACCTGGAGCCGAAGGCCAAGGGCAAGCCGTTCCTGTACCTGCATGAGGCCGGCTTCCACGGCGGTCGCCGCCGCTTCCGCACCTACGTCCGGCCGGGCAACGCCGAGCTGCTGTTTAAAGCGCAGCTCATCAAGGACGGCTTGCGCGGCAACCAGCACATGAACAACCCGCTGTTCGCCATCGAGGGCGGTGCGTCCTAATGACCGACACGCCTCTCTACACCATGGTCAACGGTGAGCCGATGATCTCCACCGAGGCGGTGGCGCTCCTTATGGGCATCCCGTATGAGCGGCTCCGTGCCGAGATCGACCGCCAGAAGGCCGAGAACCCGGAGTCGGAGACCTTCAAGCTGCCCCGCGCCTGGACCCGCCAGGGCAACCGGATCCGCAAGGAGACGCAGGCCGCTCTCGGCTACGAGGCCGGGATGAAGGAGTGCATCGACTACCTCGCGGCCAAGGCCGAGCGAAAGGCTGGTGGTGAGTCGTGAGCGCCCGCCCCCTGATCCTTCTGGACGTGGACGGCGTCCTCAACGTCCTCACCATCGATCCCGGCCCTGGCTGGGAGCGTCACACCTGCCAGAGCTGGAACGGCACCTACCGGGTGCGGCTCAACCCGGCGCACGGGCCGATGCTGCTGGAGTTGGCCGAGCAGACCGGCGCGGAACTGGTGTGGGCGACCACGTGGACGGACGACGCCAACCGCGAGATCGGCCCGAAGATCGGCCTGCCCAAGCTGCCGGTGATCGACGTCATGGCGGGCGACGACGAGCCGTGGATCAACCCGAAGGTGCCGCCCGTCGCCGCGTATGTGGCGGGCCGCCCGTTCGTGTGGTTCGACGACGAACTCGACGCCACAGACCGCGCCTACCTGGCGGATCAAGCAGGCGTCAGCGACTTCCTGATCGTGGACGTGCCCGCCGGCTTGGGGCTGTCCGCCGAGCACGTGCAGCAGGCCGCCGACTGGCTGGCCGCCCTCACCCCTCAGCCCTGATCCTCCCCTGTCGCTCTCCTCTCCCCGGGGGCGGGGAGAGCGCCCCGATCGACCGAACACTCGTACTAGCAGGAGATCAACTTGAGCACCACCAGCAGTGTTTTCGAGCAGCGTCTCGCCTACCGGCCGCAGGTCGTCGAACTGTTCCGCCGCACCGTGGACCCGGAGATCCAGCGGGCGGCCAACGACATCGCCGCCTGGCAGGAGCAGGTGAACGCCCTCCAAACGAAGATCGCCGACGCGAAGACGTACATCGGGGAACTCCGGCAGGCGACCCGCGACATCGAGGCCAGCGCCGACCTGCCGCCCCTCGCCGTTACGGAGGAGATCCCGTGCCGCACCTGCGGCCAGCCGGTCGTCCAGCGGGCGGACAGTTCGTGGACGCACGCCGGCCGCGAGCTGATGGAGCACGGCGACCGGTGCACCCCGAAGGACAAGAACAGTCCGGTGGCGGCCCCGACCGGGCAGAACACGGCGGCGATGCTGCTGGAGCGGATCGAGACGGCGCACGACGGCCCGAACGGGTCGAGAGGCATGGAGTCATGAGCCGCCTGTTCGCCCGCCACACCGGGCGTCGCTGCCGCCGCCGCTGGGCTTCTCACGGCTCGTCCACGGGCTGGTCTGCGCTCGCCCAGGTGGTGCCTGCCGTCGAGGACGTGTCCCGCCGCCGTTCCACCCCTCTGGCGCTCTGCCCGGTGATCGAGGGCGACCTGATCCCGTACGCCGACATCGCCTACTCCCCGCGCTACCAGCGCCCATACGACTCCCCGAACGGAAGTGCAGCATGAGCACGAACACCCCCGAGACGACGAACCCGTACAAGGCCCGCGCACAGGCTGTGGACCGCGCCCACAAGGCGTTCCACGAGCAGGTGGTGCCGTCCGAGCCCGCCCCGGGCGGAGGCCGGTACGTTCCCTCCACGCTGGAGGACTGCCTCAACGACGAGGGCGTGATCCTGCTGCCCCGTTCGACCGGCCACGGCAAGTGGCGAGTCCTCGTGGACGGGCAGCCCGCCCCGTACCCGGGCCAGACGGGGCCGTCGCACCCGATGGGTGCGGAGGAGGCCGCTGAGGCGTTCCTGACCGCCACGTCGGGCGACTACTACGGCCAGCGCCAGATCGTGATCCGGCCGGCGTCGGACGCGGAGATGGTGGCGTCGGCCGTCATTGGCGACACGACCGTCCGCGAGGAGCCGACGAAGATCGTGGCGAGCGCCTTCCTCGTGGAAACCGACGCCGACACCGGCGCAGCGCTGCTGCGGGTGTTCGACAAGGACGGCGCCGAGGTTCGGGTGGGTCTCGACGACCACATGCGGGAGTCGCTCCGGTGGATCCTGCGGTCGGACGATGACCAGGATGGGGGCGACGAGTGATCGCCACTCCGGAGATCGACGGCGTCACCTTCTGGGGTGCTGGCGGCATGTGCCCGTTCCAGGCCGAAGGGACGATCGACGGGCACGAGTTCTACTTCCGATACCGGGGCGGGCGGGCGACGTTCGAGGCCGACAACCGGCAGGTCGCCGAGCTGTACGGCGACGACCTGAAGGGCTTCCTCGACGACCCCGAGTTCGCCTCCCTCTTCACGCGCCTGGTTGCCGCGTGGCGAGGTGAGCCTGGGCCGATCGTGCTGGACCGCCCCGACATCACGGACTCGTCAGCGGTGACCGGCCCCCGCTTCGGCGAGGAGGCGGGTGAGTCGGCGGAGAACGGCTGGAGCGTCTTCGCCACAGACCACGTGCTGTTCGGCGGTACGGGCCACATCTCGCCGGCCGAGGCTCGCCGGTTCGCTGCCGCTCTGGTCGCTACCGCTGACGCCCTTGAGGCCGCTCAGGCTCAGACGGGTGGTGCCCAGTGATCAGCGAGGAGTTCCTCCACCGGTTCTGGGGCCCCGGCGGCGACCGAGACAAAGACGATCTCACCAAGCGTGTCGTCGTGGACGGCGAGCACTACCTCATCTGCGAGGAGATCGGCAGCCTGCGCTTCCGTGGGTTCGGTGGGCACCGCTTCCACATCGAGTTCTTCGACGGACGCAGGGCGACCACGACGAATCTCATGCATCAGGGCCGGATTCCGGCCAAGTACCGGGAGCGGTTCCCGGACAACGCCCGCTTCGTCACCGCTGCTGAGGCCCATTCAGGCGAGGACGGGGCGTACCCGATGAGCCGCCACATCATCCCCAACGCTCCGGGATCCCCTGACACCCGGGTGACCACGGTCGGCTGGGACGCCCCGCTCACCACGTTCTTCGCGATGGCGTTCGACGGCGACGACGAGGTGTTCTGGATCGGCATGATGCCGGGCGAAATCCCCACTCTGGAGGCCCTCGACGCCGCTCTCAAGCGGTACGGCGTGGACCTGCCCTTCCCGGTCGCTGCCGCGCTCGCGATGGACAAGGCCAACGAGGGCGACCGGTCGGACAACGTCGGCCGTCGCCTCGTGGACGCCATCTTGGCAGAGCAGGAGCGGCAGTCGTGAGCAAGGTCACCCGCGAGCAGGCGCACCGGGCGTTCGCCATGCACATCCGCAACCTGGCGCTGATCCGCTTCACGCCGCCTTCCGAGGGTGCCGGTCCCGCTCACTACCGAGACGGCGACTCCTACGTGTTCAAACTCTCCCCGAGCGAGGCTGACATGGCTGCACGCGGTGCCGTGACCGCGCTGGAGGAACTCGGGATCATCCCGAGGCAGAACCCGACCCACGCCGACCTGGCGAAGCGGGCCATGCGGGTGCTTGGCGAGGCCGGCCACCACGAGGCTGACGATGAGGTGGAGTTCGGCTGGCGGCGGCATCTGCCGATCGCGTCCGGTTCCCACCTGCTGATCACGTGCGAGCCGAACGCCTTCTGGCGGTCGATGCCGGGGCAGGCGGTGCGCACGAGCATCGCCCAGCACCTCGGCCGGTACGCGGCCACGCTCACCGAGGACGGGTTGGGTGTCGTCGCGTGGGGCCGGACTGACCAGCACGAGGTGCTGATCGTCGCCGCTGACCAGGACGCCGCTGACCGGCAGGCGCCGGACATCATCGACTACCTGCTCGTGCGGAACCCGCCCGTGAAGGCGCGCGAGGAGGAGCAGCAGGAAGAGGTGAAGTTCCTGTGACCTCCCTCGACCAGAACGCCCTGGCCATCGAGTACGCCCTGAACGCCGCCGACAAGGACGGAGCGGAGTCGGCGATCGGCTGGCTGTCCGACTACGCGGCCGGTATTGGCGGATTGTCGTTTGGCCTTGCTGACCCGGTCCAGCCTGTCCCGGACGGGGGCGAGGTCCGTGCCTAAGCCTCTCAAGGTCACCGTCGAGGACCCGGAGACGGGCGAGACCGCCACCACGGAGATCCCGCCCGGCTCCTACCTGCTGCTGTGCGCGGAGCCGTGCCACCGTACGGCGCTCAACGCCTACGCCACTGGCACCCACCAGATCACGGTGAAGGGCGTCACCAACCCGATGGACGGGGTGTTCCTCGGACAGCGGGGCCCGAGCGGCGGTGAGAACGAGTGAACGTCGCGAACCTCGCCGTGATCCTGGACATCCTGAACGCGGCCACGGCCGGCACGTGGATGCTGGCCGCCGCCCTGGTGGTGCTGATCCTGATCGCGGTCGCTGCCGTGCATGTCCGTGACCGGCGCCGCGCCCGCCACCAGCACGAGCAGGACGGACGGGACATCCACCCGCCGACCCGCCTGGACCAGCTCCTGCGGGACGAGGTCGGAGACGAAGCCGACCGCCTGGCCCGCCAATGGGAGCAGCGACAGGACGGTGGCCGGTGAACGCCTGGTCGTGGATCGGCTGGAGCCTGGTCACTGTCGGCTCCTACATCACGGCGGCCTCCGTGGCGCTGGCCATCGGCCACGAGGTCGTGGAGCGGAAGGCGTGGAAGTACGGCGACCCGTACGACGTGTTCGGGGCGGAGGCCGACGATGACTGAGCGTTTGCTGACCTCCACCCACCTGTTCGCCGGCGGAGGTGGAGACGCGTGCGGCTTCGACGGCAGCGGCTTCGGCGTGGCTGTGGCCGTAAACCACGTCACGCCAGCGGTGGAGACGCTGCGGGCGGCATTCCCCTCGTGCGATACCCGCCAGGCCGACATCACCAAGCTGGACTTCCGTTCGCTGCCTCGAACCAGGGTTTTGGTCGGTTCGCCGATCTGCAAGGAGGTGTCGCCGGCCGGGAGCAACCGGGCGGAGAAGGCGCAGACGGAGCTCACCGTTCAACCCTCGCCTGGACAGGAGGGCAAGACGGACTGGTCGTTGACGCGGATGACCGCCTACGACCTGTTGAGGGCTGCGGAGGTGCACGACTACGACGTGGTGTGCGGGGAGAACGTCCCGAGGTTCGCCACGACGTGGAGGCTGTTCGATCCGTGGCTGCGCATGTGGGCGGCCCTGGACTACCACATCCAGATCGTTGACGCCGATGCCGCGTTCCTGGCCGACCCGGGGTTCCCGGGGGTGCCTCAGCATCGCCGCCGGTTGCTGTTTTGCTTCACGCACAAGAGGTTGAAGCGGCAGCCGGACCTGCGTGTCCGTCCACCCGCGGAGTGCCGGGTGTGCGGGCCGGTGGTGGCGTTGCAGCGGTGGGCGAAGCCGCACGCGCGGAAGATCGTTCACGGTGGGCAGAGCGCCGTGTTCGTCTGCCCGAACCGGCGGTGCGGGCACCTGCCGGTCACGCCGACCGCACGCCCCCTCGCAGACGTGCTCGAACCCGGGTTGCCGACGCGCAGGATCGGTGACGGCAAGTACGTCCACAAGTTCGTCCCGTACGCGGAGGAGACCAGGCGCAAGGTCGAGATCGGGCTGCGCCGGTTCGGCGGCGCCCCGTTCATCGTCGTTCTGCGCCGCAACTGCACCGTCCTGGGCATGGACGAGCCGTTGGGGACGATCACCGCAGAGGGCAACCACTTCGCCTACATCGAGCCGGCCGCGACGGTGGACGACTCCGGGCTGCGGATGCTGTCCATCCGGGAGAAGGCCCGAGCCCAGGGGTTCGACGACGACCACCCGTTGCGCGGAACCGGCACCGAGAAGAACCGGCTGATCGGCAACGCCGTCCCGGTGACCGCCGCCGGATGGATGAGCAGGCGCGTCGCGGAGGTGTGCTCATGACGCCGTACTGCTGCCTCGTCGCGGCCTTTGAGGGCTACGCGGACCTCCACTCCCGGGTGTGCCCATACGCGGCTGAACGCCGACCTCAGGACACCTCCCTGTTCGATCTGCCCACCACGAGCACTGAGGAAGGAGGTCCGCACCGATGACGATCCCCGAGCCTCAGGTGCGCGTCACCCGCCACGTGGTGTCGTGCGTGCCGGAGTCCCACCCGGACGCGAGCCTCTTCACGCTGGTCGTCGAATACCGCGGCGAAGGCCGGTGGGCGGTCACCCTGAGCGGCGCCTGCTTCGACGCCGGCGGGAACCGCTCGTGGGGTCCGCCCGGCGACAAAGAGCCCGAGACAGCGGAGGAGATCGCCGAAGACGAGCGGCTCCGGTCCGAGTGGCTGGCACGCCACCGCTTCACCGAGCAGGACGCTCTCGACCTCGCCCGGCGGCTCGCCCCGACACTCCACTACCGCAGCTACACCGTCGCTGACGCTCTCCGGCGGGAGGTGACGGATGTCTGACTGCCTGATCGACCGCGAGGTCTGCACGGACGCTCCTGCCCGCTGCTGGGCCCCGTCCTGCACGTCTCCGGACACTCTCGGACCGTTTCGGAACGCTCCGGAACAACTCGGAACGGAGGCGAACACCGATGCCTCTTGACCCGTACTGGAGCGACGACACCGTCTCCCTGTACCTCGGCGACTGCCTCGACGTCCTTCGCGAGATGCCGGACGCGAGCGTCGACGCCGTCGTCACCGACCCTCCCGCCGGGATCTCCTTCATGGGCAAGACGTGGGACGCCGACAAGGGCGGTCGCGATCTGTGGGTGAAGTGGCTGACCGAGGTCATGTCCGAGGTGAGGAGGGTGCTCAAGCCCGGCGGTCACGCGCTCGTGTGGGCGCTGCCGCGCACCTCCCACTGGACCGCGACTGCCTTGGATGACGCTGGCCTGGAAATTCGTGACTGCGTGGTCCACATTTTCGGCAGCGGCTTCCCGAAATCGCTCGACGTGAGCGCGGCGATCGACAAGCTCGCCCGCCGGGACTACGTTCTCGCCGCCATCAACCTGGGACTCGACGTGCCAGGCAACAGCCTGCACGACTGGACCAAGGCCGAGCACTCGCCCGGCGACGCCTGGTGGGCGCGGTTCAAAAGCCACCTGTCCGTCGAGGATTGGGGGCGGCTGGAGCGCGTCGTTGTCGGACAAGGCATGTCGGGCACCACGGCGGGGATGCAGCAGCTTGGCCCGTCCGGCATCAAGGGTGGCACGTACGCCGTGACCGCCGCCGCCACTGGCGACGCCGCCCGCTGGGAGGGCTGGGGCACAGCCCTCAAACCCGGCCAGGAGCACTGGTGGCTGTGCCGCAAGCCGCTCAACGGCACTGTGGCGGCCAACGTGCTGGAGCACGGCACGGGCGCTCTCAACATCGACGCTACGCGCGTCCGGCAGCCCGGTTCCGGCGGAAGTAGTGGCGGTGATAGCACCGGCTGCACATGCCCTTCGCTCTCAGATGGCCGAACCATCCACAGTCGGAGCAAGCAGCGTCAGGCTTCGTCTGCGCCTTCACCTGGGGCTCGTAGTGCCCGCCCTGCCAGTGCTCAACAATGTGAGTCCGAGAGTCAACAACTTCCAGATTCTCTGGCCGATTGTCGTCCTTCACCCCATTGCGATGATGCACGTGCTCTGTCGGCAGAAGGGGACGTCCAAGCATCTCCTCAGCCACAACTCGATGCTGCCGAGTGTCACGCCCGTTGTGCCACATGCGGACGTATCCCTGCTGATCCTTCCAAGGCATACCTAAAGGATACGGCAGGGCATGTTGAGCGGTCGCGAAATGGAGAAGCATCTGCCAACCGCCGCTACACCGACAAGGGCAGTACAGACTTCGCCCCGCTGCCCGGCGTGCGCGGTGGTGCTCCTGAGGGCCGCTGGCCGACAAACCTGGTGTTCTCACACAGCGCCCTGTGTGTCGAGGACGGACCGTGCCAGCCGGACTGCCCCGTCGCCGAACTCGACCGGCAGAGTGGCTGGACACCCAGCAACTCCCGCGCCGAGAAGGGCAACGGCATGGGCTACCACGGTGCCAAAGGCCGCCGGGGGGGATGGGTGGGCGATGCGGGTGGAGGGGCAAGCAGGTTCTTCCCGGTCTTTCGCTACGAGGCCAAGGCCCCGTCATCCGAGCGGCCCAAGCTCAACGACGGGACCGCGCACGCAACGGTGAAGCCGCTCTCATTGATGAGGTTTCTTGTCCGCCTCGTGACCAGGCCCGGCGGTGTCGTCCTCGACCCGTTCGCCGGAAGTGGCACCACGGGGGAGGCGTGCGTCTTGGAGGGCTTCCAGTCGGTGCTGATCGAGCTGGATCTGAAGCATGCGGAACTCATCAAGGCCCGGCTGTCGAAGCCTCTCCAGCCCACTCTCGACCTGTTCTCGGGGGTGTCCGATGCGCCGTGACCCTCACATCTCCTGTCTGGAGCGCGCTGCTGCTGACCCTGCAGCTTCTCCTGAGGCTGCTGCCCGTCTCCGACGCATGGCAGAGATCGCCCGCAACCTGGCCGGCGACCCCACAAGAAACGAAGAGGAGGAGACCCCGCATGCCTGAGCGGATCACTAGCGACTGGACGGACCGTGCGGCTTGCCGCGATGCGGACCCACGGCTGTTCTTCCCCGCCGATGGCGAGCGCGAAGGGCAGCGGAAGTGGCGGGAGGTCAAGGCGAAGCGCGTCTGTGGCCCTTGCCAGGTGCAGGCGGACTGCCTGGAGTACGCGCTGGCCCGGAACGAGCGCGAAGGCGTCTGGGGCGGACTCAACCCTGTCCAGAGGGCGCGGGAGGCAGACAGACGCGCCGCTCTTCCTCCTCCTCCGAAGCCTGCGCTGGTGGTGGAGAAGACGTGCACCCGCTGCGGGGTTGTGCAGCCGGTGGCGGCGTTCACCAAGGACGCCAAGCAGAGAGATGGGCTCAACCCGTGGTGCCGTGGATGCACCATCGAGGCCAGCAAGCGCAGGCGCGCGGCTGAGCAGGCGGTGGCGTAGGTGGCGACCTCAGCGATGATCGACAAGGCTGCGTGGAAGCCCACCAAGTCGGCTGGCGCCTACAACGCGGACGCCACCCTCCACCGTCCCCGGATCGCGGAAGACGTTGAAACGGCTGAGCTGGCCGCGGCTGCCCGGTCGGTCGTGCGGATGGTGCTCGGCCGGCACTCCTGCCCGCGCCTAGCCGCCTGCCCGCAGCACGGCCAGGACCTGTGCGACTGCACGCCCTGCACCCACCCCGACCATGCTGCAGACGCCGCGGACGCCCGTGACGCGCTGCTCGCGTTCGGGATGGCCTCCAGCGCCCCGCTCACGCACCGCACCTGCTGCACCTGCCACCGCTCCAAGCCGCTATCGCGGTTCTCGAAGAAGAACCTGACGCGCAAGGAGTGCCTGTCAGAGAAGAAGGCCGAGCGGGAAGCGGGGCTGGCTGATGGCTGAGCATCCCCACGGCGACCTGAGACGGTACCGCTACGGCAGGTGCCGGTGCGCGCCATGCCGGGCGGCGAACGCCGAACGAGCCCGCCAGTTCCGTCGAGACGTCGCCTACGGGCGGCACCGCCCTGACGTTGACGCGGCACCGGTCCGGGAGCACGTGAACGGTTTGCGGGCTGCTGGCCTGTCTGTCGCGCAGATCGCCTTGCGGGCCGGCGTCCAGATGGGCGTTGTCAACGCCCTGTTGTACGGGCGCCCGCACCGAGGCGAGCCGCCCAGCCGCAAACTTCGGCCAGTCAACGCCGACAAACTGCTGGCCGTCCAGGCGCGTGTCCGGGTGGTGGCGTGATGGGTGAGGTCCGGCACGGCACGATGCGCCGCTACAACGCCTACCGCTGCCGGTGCACGCCCTGCCGGGCGGCCAAGAGCCGCTACGACATCAACCGGCGGCGCCTGATGGCGTACGGGCGCTGGTCGGCGTACGGAGACGCGAACCTCGTCCGCATGCACGTCGCCAGCCTGATGGACCGCGGGCTCAGCCCGTCCGCTATCGCCGACCTCGCCGGCGTCCACGCCGAGTGCGTGCTGCAAGTCCTCGGCAACGAGCACGTCCGGGGCCCTCTCGACATCAACGCCCGATCCCTGCTGTCTGTCTCGTTCGACCTCGACGCTGTCCCTGACCGGGTCATGGTCGACGCGACGGGGACACGCCGCCGAGTGCAGGCGCTGGTCGCCATCGGCTACTCGCTGAGCGCCCAGTGCGCTGTGCTCGGCCGGACGGTCAACAACTACTACAAGGTGCTGCGCCAGCCGAAGGTGTTCGCCGAGACGGCGCGAGCGGTCCGGGACCTGTACCGGGAGTTGTCGAGGACGCCGGCGCCACCCTCGCACGGCGCGACTCTGGCACGCCGGCACGCGGCCCGTAACGGCTGGCTGTCCCCGATGGCGTGGGACGACATCGACGACCCCCGAGAGAAGCCCAAGGGTCTGCGCCGGGAGGCGTCGTGACCCCGCAGGAGCTGTACGCCGCCGTGGACGCTCTCCGGCAGGCGAAGGGCTGGCCGTGGTGGAAGGTGCCCGTCGCCTTGGACATCTCTGCCGAGCGGATCCGGTTCATGCGGAGGGGCGAAGTGTCTCCTGAGCTGCGTTCCCGTGCTGAGGAGAGGCTGGGGGAGGCATCGTGAGGGCCTCAGCCTTGGTTGACGCTGTTCTCGTACTCGCGCTGGAAACGCCGGACCTGCTCGCGGGTCAACTCCAGGGTTTCCGCGATCGCGTCCTGGGTGATGCTCTGCCGGCGCGCTTCGGCGATCGTCCGGCCGAGATCGATGCGTGCCTGTCTGACGAGCTCGCGGGCGTCATCTTGAGCCTTCTCGTATGCCTTGCGCGCGGCGACTACATCACCCATCGGATCCGACACCCCTTCATGGTCTCACGCGTTGGCCTATCTCCATGATGGCACATAGGCCATGTGGCATATCGGCCTACGCCACATGTGGCGTAGGCATATACTGAATCCGAACAACTGAGTGACCAGGGGGACCGAAGTGGCGACACCCCGAAGACCGGCCCATCTCTCGTAGCCCCATCCCGAGCATCACCTGAGAGAGAGCCGCTCTACGTGACCGACGACGAACGATCTGCAGGCCCGTCGCCAGCAGGACTGAACCAGGCGGCGATCGACTGGGCGTGGGCCCAGCCGGTCGCCAACAACCCCGGCGCGCGAATCACGCTGCTGTGTCTCGCGCGCCTGGTGGATGAGGCGTGGGAGTGCGAGGCCAGCCAGGAGGAGGTGGCGGTGGAGGCGATGCTTTCGTCGCGGACGGTGCGCCGTCAGCTCGAACAGTTGGAGCAGGACGGGTTCGTGGCGCGTCTCAAGCGCTTCGACGACAAGGGCCACCGGCTTCCGGATCGGTGCCGGCTGAACCCTGGCATGGACCTCTCGGGCGGATTGGCCAGTAGAGATTTCCGCAGCTCTGGTCCACAGGACAATCTGTCCGCTGGGGCCGCCTCCCAGCGGACAGATTGCCCACCGGTCAATCTGTCCGCTGGGCCCGACCAGGGGGAATGCTCAGACGGCCTACCGGACAGATTGACCGGTGGTCAGATTGACCTCTGGCCAGATTGTCCGGTAGGCGATGATGCGCCACGACAAAACCCCAGCTCAGATCCACAGGACAGATTGACCAGTGGCCAGATTGTCCGCGCTATATGTGTTAACAACAGTTCTTCTTCTAAAGAAGAAGAACAAAAACCCTCAACAACCAAGGGGGGTGCGGGGGGAAAGCCGACCCGGCAGGCCACCAAGGAGCACCCGCGCTTCGCCGAGTGGTACGCCGCCTACCCCCTCCGCAAGGAACGCGCCGCCGCCGTCAAGGCGTTCAACAAGGCCGCCGCGAAGGTCGAAGACGTCCAGATCCTCTTCGACGCAGCGAAGCTCTACGCCGACACCGACCCCCACGTGTTGCGCGGCTACATCAAAAACCCGGCCACGTGGCTGAACAAAGAGTGCTGGCTCGACGAGCCCGCCCCGCGACTGGCTCTTGTCCGAAACGACGCGCCGTCCCCCGGCTCAACCCCACAGCAATTCACCGAGGAGGAATACCGTGCAGGCTGGTGACACCCCCGAGTTCGGGCCCCACAGCGACCCGGACGAATACAAGCGCTGGCAGCTCGAACAAGCCGTCCGCGGTTACGTCCCGCCGCGCTTCCAGGCTGAGATCCCGATCCCCGAGGAAGTCCGGGCCTGGGCGAAAGCTGGCCGCCGTGCCGGCGGGCTGTACCTGACGGGTCCTGTCGGGACGGGCAAGACCCACCTCGGATTCACCGCTCTGGCGGAGTGGTGCCGCAACACGGAGACCGTTCCGCGAGCCGCCCGCTACGACACGTGGGACACGATCCGCTTCGGGCCCACGGTGCACACCGTTCGCGCCACGGCGCTGCTTGATCAGCTCAGGCCTGGAGTCAACGATGCCCGGCTGGTCGTCGAGGACTGCCAGAACGCCCGCCTCCTGTTCATCGACGACATCGGCGCCGAGAAGCCGTCCGAGTGGACGCAGGAGAAGCTCTACGAGGTCATCGACGAGCGATACTCCCGCTGCTTGCCGCTGATCGTCACATCGAACCTGCCGCCACGCTCGCTCGCCGAGCATGTGGGGGAGCGCAGCGCCTCCCGCCTCGCCGAGATGTGCACGCTCGTGCCACTCACCGGTCCGGACCGCCGGAGGCCATCGTGACGCGCTTCCCGCCAGACCCTCAGCAGGCCCAAGACATCCGCGACGAGTACAAGCCCTGCCCCTGGAACTCCTGCCAGTGCACGCATGTCGGCTGCACCAACGGCTGGGTGGACCGCGACGACACTGACGACGCCGTCCCGTGCCCCACCTGCCGTCCCGAGGTGGCCGCGCACCTTCGCCGCCGCGACATGACGCCGCGCCGGTTACGGGCCGAGCTCCCGAACCTGCCTCGCCCGACGCGGCACAACCAGAAGGACGGCCCCTGGTGAGCCCCGATCTGGCGGCCCGGGTGGAGGCCCTCGAAGCAGAGCGTCTTCACCCCTCCCGCGATGAAGTGTTGGCGAATCCGCTGCGGGACCTGATCGGCCTGCTGGACCGGCTGCTCTCTGACCCGCCCCCTGCCGATCCCGTCCCTGGACCGCCTGACCGACCTACCCCAGAGATCACCGAGGAGACCAACCATGGCTGACACCAAGACCACGATCGAGACGACCGTCATCGACCTCGACAAGCCGTACCTGGGCTGGTTCGACCACTACCAGGAGGGCTGGCAGGCCGTCGTCGTCTACCTGAAGGACGGACAGAGAAAGGCTCACCGGCTCGGAGACGGAGTGTCGTTCGAGCGGGCCACGACGATGTGCCAGGTGCTGTCCGAGGTGACCGGCCTGCCGGTCGCCGGTGAGCTGAGCAAGCGGGAGTTCGCCCTGCCGGTCGCGAGCGGTGAGGAGACCTCGAATGGCTGACACCGCCAAGATCGAGACGACGGCCGCCGACCGTGAGGACGCCGAGAGCGTCCTGTACTGGCTCCTGACCGACTACCCCGACGCCCTCCACGCTGTGGCGCTCGCGGCAGCGCACGGCGACGCAATCCGGTCCGCTGTGGTCGCCAACGCGGCCCGAGGCTGGCGTGAGGCGTGCGCGAGCCTTGCGGCTGCCTGCGACGACGAACTCCAGGCCATCAAGGGGGACCGCGATGACCTGCGCGCCCGCCTCAAGGCCACTTCGGACGCCTGCAACGAAGCGCGCAACGCCATCGATCGCGTCCGCCAGCTCCACGCCGAGATCCCGTACAAGCCGGGCCAGTGCTTCTGCGCCAACCCGTACCCGTGCCCGACCATCCGCGCCCTCGACGGCGTAGACCTCCTGGAGACCAACCATGGGTGACACCACCAAGATCGCCCCGAACCCGTTCAGCCCGTACGCCAACGCTGACCTGAACCTGAGGCACGCGTTCCCGGCGTTCTTCGGCGCGGTGCCCGACCATGGAGTGCTGACCGTCACCGGCTGCCGGAGGATGGCCGTCGTAGCCGAGAGCACGCCGCGCGACGTCCTGGACGAGATCGCGGCCGGGAGCCTGCCCGAGGGCATGTGCCCGGTGTGCGTGAAGGCGGCCACCGAGGGCGAGCAGGGGATCAGTTCCCTGCCTGCCCAGCGGTGCCGGGAATGCGGCGGTGACTCCAGCCAGGGCGAGTGGTGCGCTCTGTGCCGCCAGGAGTTGCACGACATCTGGTGGGCGACCCGCGGCGAGGGGCACGGGGGCGAGGTGTTCTCCCGATGAGCGACCAGAGCAAGATCGAGTGGACGGATGCCACATGGAATCCCGTCACCGGGTGCACGAAGGTGTCGCCGGGCTGCGACAACTGCTACGCCGAGACGTTCGCCGAGCGGTGGCGCGGCACACCCGGACATCACTTCGAGCAAGGCTTCGACGTGGTTCTGCGTCCGGAGCGGCTGGACCAGCCGCTGAAGTGGCGCAAGCCGCGCCGGATCTTCGTCAACTCCATGTCCGACCTGTTCCACGAGAAGGTGCCGGATGAGTTCATTGCTCGTGTCTTCGCTGTGATGGCGTTGACCCCGCAGCACACCTACCAGCTCCTCACGAAGCGGCACGGCCGGATGCGGTCGCTGCTGAACAACGTCGCGTGGCGGTCCTCGATGTACCTCCACGAGAGCGTCATGGACCTGAGTGGGCCAGACCGCCCCATCCCGGAGTGGCCGCTGCCGAACGTTTGGTTGGGCGTCAGTGTCGAGGATCAGAAGTGGGCCGAGATCCGCGTCCCTGCCCTAATCCAGACTCCGGCTGCCGTGCGGTTCCTGTCGTGCGAGCCGCTGGTGAGCGAGGTCAACCTTCCCGCCACCGCGCTGGAGGAGCCGTACTGGCACAGCGGAATTGACTGGGTGATCGTCGGCGGAGAGTCCGGCCCCGGCGCGAGGCCGATGGAGCCGTGGTGGGCGCGGTCGCTGGTCGAGCAGTGCAAGGACGGGGATGTCGCCGTCTTCGTCAAGCAAATGGGCTCCGTGTGGGCGTCCGACCGGACGGTGGGTGGGAAGACGGTTCGCGCTCACGGCGACTCCAAGGGCGGTGACTGGTCGTACTGGCCGGCGGATCTCCGGGTCCGCGAGTTCCCGCAGGAGGTGGCTCTCCATGGCTGACTCTGCGCACGCCTGGTGGCTGAAGACGCTCGCCCTCGCGGACCGCGCGGTCGCTGACGACTCTGCGGACGATGGGAACACCTCATCGACGACGGAGGACGAATGACCGACATCGCGAGCGCTGCCTGGCGTAGGTCCTCCTTCTGCAACGGCGCCGCCACCTGTGTGGAGGTGGCTCCCCTCCCTGACGGTGGAGTGGCGGTACGGGACGGCAAGGATCCGGGGGCAGGGCAGCTCGTTTTCACGGCCGTCGAGTGGGCTGCGTTCACGGCCGGAGTCCGCGCTGGGGAGTTCGATCAGGCGGCTCTGGCGCTTCCGGTAGGGGACGGCTCGGACGGTGATGGCCGTAGCGAGTCCCAGAAGGCCGCTACGGCGGGCGTAGAGCCGTCTCGGGTCTCCGTGTAGCAGCCGCCCCGTCTCGCGGGGCTGTAGGGCATCTACAGCCCCGCGAGACGAACTCCAGATCGAAGCAAGATCGAGAGACTGTGCTACAAGATCCATGTTCGAGAGAGGAATCGAACGATGAAGCCACGTGTGCAGCAGTGCGACAGCCGCGCATGGGCCCCTGCCGCGCCCCTGCCGACGCAACCCGGTATTGACTTCGAGGTGATCGGTTCGGGTCCGTGGACCTGGCAGGCGTATTCCGGTGCTCGCCTGCTGGCGTCAGGACGGGCAAGGACCCGGATCGGGCCGGCATGGACGGTCTGGAGAGCGAACCGCCGTCTCGCCTCCCAGCAGACGGGGGAGACGTCCCAGTGACCCGGGTCTCTCACCGCCAGGTGACGAAGACCTGGATCGAGTACACGCTGCCGCTCCCGTGCGTGTGGGGAGACCTGACGGACCTGGTGGCGATGGCCCGCCAGGCTCTCGGCGAGGACGCCGCTGAAGTCGTCGCCACAGACGAGGAGCTGATCGTCCGCTGGGAGAAGCGGTGAACGGCTACTCCGAATCGCCAGCGATCTGCGGACGTTCGGGCAGTTTGGCGCCGGGCTCCCCGACGTACCACCGGACGAAGGCACGCAGGACCTTGGACATGTCAGCTTCAGGGTCGGGACCTCGTTCGACCGCTTCGCCGAAGCGTTCCCACAGCTCATCGGTGGTGCGGAAACGCCTGAGCCCTGTAGGCGCCTTGTTCGCCATATGCGTGCCTCCTTTGTAGCCACAAAAAGTCTCTCACAGGTCTTGTGCTGTGGCTACAGTGTGGCTACATTAGAGACATCAGCAAGGGGCGAGACACCAGGGAGAACGAGAGATGGTCACCTTCACCGACACCGAGGCCGTGATCGCCAGCTACATCACCGCCAACGCAACGCCCGGCCGGTGGACGAGCCTCACCGAGATCCGCCAGCACCTCACCCGCTGGACCCGCCCCCAGGTGGACACCACCCTCCGCCTGATGGAGCGCCTGGAGGACGTGTGCATCGCCCCCGAGTCGAACCAGAAGACGCTCACTGAGCAGGACAGGGCGGCGGCGGTGGAGATCGGCGGACAGGCCAAGCACCTCATCTGGATCGCCGGCTAGACCTCAGGGCCCCCGGAAGGGGGCCACACCTCTCCCTGAACGATCTTGAACGACCTGAGCAGACCACCCGCCACGGAGGATGAGATGACCGCCACGATCGCGACCAAGCTGACCGGCCACACCCTCACCGTCGAGCGCATCATGGACCTGCCCGAACTGGAGGGCGCCCGGCTGCGCGAGCGAGCCGAGACGAACACGTTCTCCGGCCCCGTCTGGGTGTTCGTCGAGCGCCGCGACGGCGTGTTCGTCGCCGACCACGGCACCAACGACCGCCGCGACCTGAACCCGAACAACCACATATGGGACAACGCCCGCTACCTCGCCGACCGCCTGTCCGGGCGGGTGGGCGAGTTCGAGGACCTGCGCTATGTCGGCCCCGGCCGCGAGGGTGACTGGCAGGCCGGCGCGGTGCGCGAGGGCTGGCACGTCCGCCTCACCCCGCGCGGGCCGTGGCTGCGCATCGTCGAGGTCGTCAAGCACATCAACCTGGCCAAGCTTCGCGCCACCGGCCAGATCCGCTACCGGCAGGTGACGCTCGTGCTGGAGGACGGCCAGTCGATCACCCGCAAGAACGCCACCTACCTGGACGCCCGCCCCTACTGCGCCTGACCGACCCCGAGGCGCCCGAGAGGGGGCCACCACCCCTCTCCCTGAACGATCTTGAACGACTGATCTTGACCGACCTGTCCCCGCCCGAGGAGAAGAGATGCCGATCTACCTCGAACCGCCCGCCTGCAGGCCCGGCGGCCCTGACGGTCGCGGCTGGAACCGGCTCTCCCTCAACGCCCACATGGGCCAGGACGCGGCCCACTGCGCTCTCCGGCCCCGCTCCTACGGCAAGTTGTACGAGTCGCAGGACACGCGCCGCGCCTCCTGGCCCGGCTTCGCCGCCTGCATTAACGAGAACCGATGCGACACCTGCCCGATCTTCAATGCTGAGCCCACCGAGTTGCGCTCGTTCACCGCGGACGTCCTGATCCGCATCGACGAGCGCGGTCGGCCCTGGGCGGTCAACAAGCCCGAGCAGGGCTGGTCATCCTCGGCGCAGTTGTGGAAGTGGGACGAGATCGCCCGCCTCAGCGGCTGGAAGATCGGCGCCCGCCACGTGGACGAGCACGGCGAAGGCTTCTGGCTCCACGCCGTGGGCGAGCCCGTCAACGGCACCTACGGCAAGACAAAGGAGTCCTGACCATGACCGAGCGTGAGCCCATCTACGACGTGGACGTGCGCGGTCGCGGGACAGGGTTCGACCTGAGCCTCGCTGGCGCGCTCGCGTACGCCAAGACCCACGACGGCACCGTCATGGTCAGCTACGACGGCGGCCAGACGTGGGAGCGCTATGAACCCGACGACACCTGACGCCCTCCGGTCCGAGAGGGACACCTCTCGGGCCACCCCTCACCGCCGATCTTGAAAGCCCGCCCCTGACGTAGGAGACCTGATGCTCATGGCCACGCAAGCTAACTACCAGTTGCGCGAACGAACAGGACTTGGAGGTGACGGCGGCGCCCTGCCGTTCCTCCGCGTTGAGCGGGAGATGTCTCTGCCGGACGTGCTTCACGTCGCCAGCATGCTGGGCCGCAGCATCGACGTGATGGCAGACGACGTCTACGTGGTGTCCTACTGTGGCGCCTCGCCCTACTGGTGGCTGCCCGGCACGCACGGCGGCGGCATGCACCAGATCTCCTCGCGCGGCTGGTGCTGGGACTGCCTGAAGCGAGAGAACGCCTACGTCCACCATCTGCCCCGCGACGTTGAGGTGGCCGTGCTGACGTGCGAGGCCACTCACGACCCGGTCTTCCGCAAGCGACTGGCAGAGGCAGGCCAGACGGCCGAGGAGTACGCCCAGATGACGGCAGGCAACGCCCTGCCGATGGATCGCTGACCTCCGGCCCGAGAGGGACACCTCTCCGGCCACACCCAAGACCCTCAACGAGCAAGGAGTCGACCGTGACCCTCGACACCCGCGTCTACGTCCTCGACGAGATCGCCTACAAGGACGTCTGGCTGAAGTGCAACCAGCTCATCGGGGCGACCGAGAACACCCGCTTCACCAACGAGCAGACGAAGACCTACCGGGATGGCGAGCGCTTCGTGGAGCCCGGCAACCCGTGGTGGATCTGGAATGCGCCCGGCCAGGGGTTATGCGCCCTGTTGGATATGCACTACCGGCCCTCCGCGCCGTACCGATCCGCCGCGCAGGCGGCAGCCCACGATGAAGACATCTGCAACATGCCGGGTGTCTCGTGGTACGACCCCGAGGACGGGCCGTGCGACGGCTCCGGGCACCGTCCGGCGTGCTGGCTGGAGATCTCGTTCGACACCGCCTACGGGTACAAGGGCGACGACGGTGAAGGCTGCGGCGACCTGCACGCCCGACTCGTCGCCAAACTGGGCCAGTGGCTCGACGAGCGCGGCGTCCGCTGGCTGTGGAAGAACGAGTTCACGGGAGAAGTCCACTCGGGCTACGAGCGGCTGATCGATCTCTGCTCGGGCGGGTTCGAGGCGACCGCCTGGTTCCGTACCTCGGTGCTGCCTGCCATCAAGGCTCACGCCCGCGATTGACCCCCTCTGGTCCGGCTCTCCTGCCGGACCAGACCTACACCCACCCCGACCCCCTGAGGAGCCCCCCGTGCTCGCCTACCTGCCTCGCACTCCCGCTGAGTTCGCCGCCGTGTTCGTCGAGGGCATGCGGTCCCTCTTCCGCCGGCCTCGCCCCGCCTCCCGTTGCCGCTTGTGCGGCGAGCCTCCCGAGGGGCGTCCGGCAGCCCCGGACGCGCTGTCCTGCCTTGTCTGCGGCAACCCGCTGTCCAGTTTGTTCCCGCCCGACTGACCCCCGACCCCTGCTCTCTTTTCCCGGCATACAGGCCGGACAGCGCGCGGAACGCGAAGAGAGCGCAAAGACCAGACACCCTGAGACGACCAAGGAAGGCGACAAGGAAGGCGACATGGACGACTTCACCGACAACGAGTACGAGGCGCTGTCCGATGCCCTGCCCGGCGCGGAGGAGATGACCATAGAGTTCGCGGTCATCTACGTCAGGCATCGCACGCTGGTAGTCGAGGGCCCGTTCCCTCGCCGCCTCGCTGAGATCAAGGCCCGCGACAAGGGCGGCAGGATCGCCGAGCGGACGAAGACCGTGAACTACGGGCTGTGGACGCCTGCGGACGACCGTTTCGCCGAGTTCGACAAGGCAACCGAGGCCGCCTCCCCGGACTCCCCGAAGGAGGACTGACCGATGGCCGATGTGATCACTCGCGCACAGACCCGCGATCTTTTCCTCGCCAAGCTCCGCTTCGCCACTCATCAGCGGCACAAGAGGTCCGAGATCGTGGAAGGGCCGTACGGGCCGGAATGCGCCTGGGTGGCCTACGAGGCGGAACGGATGCTCGCCCTCGTCAACGAGATCCGCGAGAAGCGCGGACTGGAGCCCGCCACGTTGGAGCAGGTGCGACGCATCGAACAGTCCGCGGCGGGTCACTCCGACTACCCGGACAAGTACGCCCTGCGGTGCGCGTTCCTGGCGCTCGGAGAGGAGGACTGACCCGATGCCCGCGAAGCCTCGCCGCCTCCGCCTGTCCCGCACCCGCGTAGAGCAGGCCGTTCGAGAGACGAAGACCAAGCAGATCGTCCACATGGTGGGCGGCACCGAGTCGTTGGACGACGGCCGTAAGCAGGTGCTCGTCCATCTGCTCGACAAGTTCGACGACCCGCGCGCCGAGTCGCCCGCTGCGGCGGAACTGATCGCCGCCCTGGAGCGTGACGGTTGGACAGTGGCGCATAGACGCGCCGTGGTTGCCTCCCGTCTGGTCGTCACCGAACCCGAGGAGGACTGACCCGTGGCTGCCGTGATCGAGTACGCCTGCCGCTGGACCGCCTGGACCAACACGGACGGCAGAGACCGCCAGGTCGTCAAGTACGACCGCGCCGGCACCGGCGAGTCCGGCAAGGAAGCGGCGCAGCACCTCGCCCGGCAGACGCGAGCCTGGCAGCCGCACCACGGACTGCCCGCAGACGCCACCGTTGTGTACCGGACCATCTCTGAGTGGACGGAGGAGGAGAAGTGACCTCTCCAGAGATCGACTGGCCGTACGACGCCGACCAGCACGATCCGCTCACCAAGCTCCGCATCCCGGTCGTCGGGCACGCCTGGCCGCGCTGGTTTTACATCGTCGCGTTCGACTCCGGACGCCTCGACGATGAGCGGCATCGCCCCACCGACCAGGAGGTGCGCATGCTCGCCTCCTTCCTGGACCAGTACATCGACCACTGGTACAACGACCGGTGGAAGGCGAAGATGGCTGAGCGCCCGTTCGACATCGATGGCGGCGCGAACGGCATCATCTTCCGCAAGTGGGGCGACGACGACTGGGGTTACCGCCGCCGCACCTGGGAGTACGGGCCGACATACGTTCCGGAGCATCCGCGCATCCGGGGCGAGAAGTCGCCCGGCCCGCTGACGCTCGCGCAGGTGATGGACCGCATCCACACGGTCGGCGAAGAGCCGTGGACGTACTGGACGGACTGGAAGGCCGCCCACCCTGAGGTGTTCGGAGAGGTGGCCGATGCCTGACCCCATCCCGGCAGAAGCCGTCTCCTTTGAGTCTCCTTTGGGGGAGCCCTCCACAGTGTCAGAAGCCTCAAAGGCCAGCCCGCTCACCTGCAAGTGGTGCCGCAACATGCCCGCAGCCCAGCTCGTCGTCGTGGACTGGCCGACGATCGGCCGGCACACCTCCCTCGTCTGCGACCCGTGTGGAGACGAGCGCCTGCCCGACACGCGCCCCGTGGACGCGATCGTGTGGCGGTACCGGCTCACCCTCGTACAGGAGGCTCAGCGTGCCTGACATCCCTGAGGAAGCGGTACAGGCCGTCATGGGCGTTCTCTTGGAGCGTCGTCTCACACCGTCCAAGATCTGGGCGGAACCGTTCGCGAGAGAGATCCTGGCGGTTGCTGCTCCTGTCCTCGCCGCCCAGGTACGGCAGCAGGTGGCCGAGGAGCTTCTGGCCCTCGCCGACGTGAAGCGCGCCGGCTACGACCCCGCACGCTTCGACGCCTTCCTGAAGGAGTACGGGCTCGTCTACCACCCGCGCATGAGGGACACGCTCAAGGCCGCAGCGCACCTGATCGGAGGGGGAGACCAATGACGCCCACTGAGGTGATCGAGAAGGCTCTCCGTGAGCACCTGAGGCTCCGCCTCGGGAAGCGTGCCCTCACCGACGCCATGCTGGACAAGGCCATCCCGCTGTCCGGCAGAGAGGCTGAAGACGCCGCCAGGATCGCCGTAGACGCCCTCACAGTGGCGGGCTTGGTCGTCGTCTCCGAGGCCGACTGCCGCCACGTACTTGATCGCGCCGAGCAGTTCGCCATGCATCGCTTTGACGCAGACGACTCTGTACTCGTCGCCCGCCTCCGTGCCGCCCTCGACGACCCGGAGGCCGCTAGCCTGCCGCCAGAGGAGGACCGATGACCACGGCTGCCTTGATCGCGTACGGCGTGCTCGCATTCTCTGCCGCAGCGCTGGTGTTCTCCATCCACACCTTGATCCAGATACGACGGTCCGCGAAGGAAACGATCGCCAACTGGAAGCGCGCTGAGGAGTCATGGAAGTCCGCTGAGCAGAACTGGAAGAGGGTTGCTGAGATCAACAAGCAGATTGCCGAGAGGCGGCGTCCGTGATCGGCTCTAGCCTGCCGCCTGAGACGACAGCCCCCGAGGAGAACACGTGACCGCTGTGGCAGCAGCCTTCCATCGCCGCGCCGAACTGGAGCGGACGCGACTCGGAATGACCAAGATGGCTCTGTGCGACAAGGCCGGCATCAGCCGCGTCACCTACGACCGGTTAGCAACCCAGCCGACGCTTCCGCTCGCCAGGACGGTCACGAGCCTCGCCGACGTGCTCGGTTTGGACAAGGACGAGGCGCTCACCTTGGCCGGGCTCATCGACGCACCAACACCCGCCCAGGTAGCAGAACGGCGCGTACGAGCCGCCATGGTGGAAGCCCTACGCCACCGCCTCCCCGACGTCGACCCGGCCATCCTCGCCAGGGTGGCACTCAACATGGGCGACATCCTTCACGGGCTCGCCAACGAGCTGTTCGACGCTGCGGGCGAGGACGAGCCGTGAACCTCCTGGACCTCGACGAGCCGGACACTCCAGCCGCGGGGGAGACGCCCACGGTAGGCCGCTGCCGCTGCTGCCGCCACAAGCTCCAAGACCCTGTGTCCCTCGCCTACGGGATAGGCCCGGACTGCAGGAAGGCGCTCGGCATCGTCTCCCGCAAGCCTGTACGCATCACAGGTGTCCCGACAGGATGGGACGTTGACGGCCAGACGGACCTGCTGGAGGAGACGGCATGACGCGGTGGCACATCAACCCCGAGACGCTCAACCTCGACCCTGAGGAGGACCGGGGCACCACCACCTTCACTGACCAGGAGTGGAACGCCCAGGAGTGGCCGGCCTGCCCGGTCTGCGGCACCACTATCGACGTGAGCAGGATCAGCACGCCGGATCTGGGGGACCGCACTCCGAAGTACATCATCGGCCGCTGGAAGTGCCTCTACCGCTGCGACATCAGAGGGGCGCTGCAGTAGAGATCGGCGGCTGGAAGGACGACGCCTTGACCGGCCACCAGTGTGTCCGCCCCGACACCCACAACACCGATCCATGGCGCTGCCCCGACTGCGGCACGCTGTGGGAACCCCTGCCAGCCGCTGCCGTCGCCGCGCCGGGCTGGAGACGCTGGCTTGGATGGCTCGAGACGGCGGCACGCATCGCCGGCGCCGTCGCCGTCTTCGCCTTCCTCTGGACGATCGGGATGCGGACCGCGGCTGTGGCTCTCACATTGGGCGCCCTCGCCGCGTGGGGCTGCCTGTGGGGTTGGACGCGGCTCCGCGGCAAGCACCAGTCTGGAAACTGACCAGGGAGATGCCACCTGCAGAAACGTGGCATATTTGACCTTGAACGCGAAAGCGGCCTCCTGCCACGAACAGGAGACCGCCTCGACCCCACTACGAAATCCCTCGCCCACCACCGTCACCACCAGTGGCCTACCCGCAAGCGTACATTCGGGGGAGGCCGAAATGTCCCAGCGCACCTACGACCTCGAACGCCTGTGTGCCGGCGCATGCATGAACGGCTACCGGCGCAAGGTCCGCACCTACGAAGCCGCCTACGTCGTCTACCGGGCCGACCACCAACAGTGGCGATCGGACGCCGCGGCCTGGCACGCCCCGCTCGTGTGGCCCGAAGAGCCCGCCGAACCCGACGAGCCGCGCCTGCCGTACCGGGTGGAGGGGGAGCCGGTCTACTGCCCGGACTGCATGTACGGCCTCAAGTCGAAGCTGTCCAAACTCGATGGCGCCGCGTGCGTGTACCTGCGGGAAGCGGACGGGTTCCGCGGCCAGACCGACCAGGCGAAGGTGTCGAGCAAGGGCAGCGAGCCGCCGTCGCTGTCGCCGACGATCGACGACATCGACGAGCTGGACGGCTGGCTCCGGGATTGGAAGGCGTCCTATCTCGGAGCGGAGACGATGGCTAGGCAGGGCATGCTCGCGGACTCGATCACGCTGGGCGCCTCGTGGCTGGTCGCCCGCGCCGAACGCATCCTCGGACACGCCGACCTGGCGCTGTTGTTCGGCGAGGAGATCGCCCGCTGGTACGGCAGGCTCGTCCGCTACGACCCGTCAGACGTCGTCGTCGAACCTCTCCGGGCGGCGCGCTGCCCCGAATGCAAGGGCCTCACGCTGGAACGGAAGGTCGGCGAGGACAAGGTGACGTGCCGCCGCCGAACGTGCGAACGGGTCTTGAAATGGTCGGAGTACCAGGAGATGGCAGAAGAGGTTCGCAAGACGCGCAAGGCATCGTGACGTGGGAAGATGACCCCACTGTGAACGCCTCCCCTGACTCTCCTCTCGACGTTGTCCGCATGCCCAACGGGGATGTGCTGCTGCTGCCTGCGGTGTGGCCTGTCCGGCTCACGCCGCAGCAGCGCAAGCGCCTGTGTGAACAGTTGTGCGGCGAGTCGTCTGACGAGAATTGGACAAGTCCATCGCGAGCGGTCTAACGTTGGGAAACAGCGGACGATCTATGCCCCGGAACGCTTTCAGCGCCGGGGCTTTCGCGTGTCTGGGGGTGCCCCGGATGCGCTTCCACTACGACCCGGACGGCGAACCGTGCGTGACCCGCCAGCAGGCTGCCGTACTGAAGGGCGTCAAGCCGGCGACGGTGGATCGGTGGGTGCGGATCGGCTACCTCGCCCCGATCCCTGGCTGTCCGCCTCGCCGGCGCCTGTTCAAGGTCGCGGATGTGGATGAGGCGGATCGTCTCGCGTATGAGGCTGCGGTCCGCACGTCGGGCAGCGACAAGCGCGTCCACCGCGCAGCCTAGACAGCCTTAGATTCCCCAAGAGCGCGCGTGCCCCAGGGGCGACGCGCGGGTTCCGCTGGACTTGCCCCGATGGTCCTGCGTTGAGCCTCCACCCAGGTGTCCTGGCCCTTGTCCTCTGGCGAGGGAAGCAAGGGCCAGGACCACCCACCCCCTCGAACGTGCGGCCCCGCCTGGCTGGGGGGTCTTGGCCGGGCCGCACCACAAAGACCCCCTACAACCCTCCGTGGAGATCGCCATGAAGAAGCCCTACATCGGGCAGATCGTTCACTACCAGTCGTACGGCACACCCGGAGGCGAGTACCCGAGCGTCTGCCGGGCCGCCATCGTGACCGATGTGGACACCTACCAGCACGGACCCACCGAGGATCACTGGGTTGGCCACGTGAATCTCGCGGTGCTTAACCCCGAGGGCATGTTCTTCAACCGGGGTGTGCACCAGGATCAGGACGAGTGCCGTGGCGGTACCTGGCACCTGGCGCACCCGTGATGCGCCGCTTCAGGAAGAAGCCCGTAGAGGTCACCGCCGTCCAGTGGACGGGGAGCAACGAGGCCGAGCTGGTCGCCTTCGCGGGCAGCGACTTTGAGGCCGTAGATCCGGAGGACCGGGGAGACGACCCCGAGCAGACCGCCGCTGTCCGTCACCCGGTGCACGGCACGTGGGTGGAGGTGTACGACGGGCAGTGGATCGTCAGGGACGCCAAGGGCAAGTTCCACCCGGTCGCTGAGGACGTGTTCGCCGAGACGTACGAGCCGGTTCCCTCGATGACGTGGGGGACGCGCTGATGAAGTACCTCAGCCTCAACCCTGACGACGTCAAGGCGCTCCTCGACTCGATGGAGTCCAACGACCACTGCACCATCGCCTACGACGCGCAAATCCAGGAGCTTCGCCAGCAGATCGAAACCTTCGCAGCCGGAGGCAGTCTCGTCCTGTTCCGGCATCCTGCGCGCGGCGAGCTGACTGCGCTGGACGCACTGCCCATCGAGGTGCGCGCCCTCGTGGAAGCCGTCGAACTCATGCGCGACGGGTGGGCCGAAGCGGCACTTCCAGGGCACAACAGGATGAGCGAGCGCCAGCAGGAGTTGTGGCGGGCCGTCCATGAGGCGTGCGACAACGTGTGGGCGCGCGTGGATGAGGCGGACGCCTGATGCGTATCCAGATCCTTCCTCTCCCCGCCGTGATGGTCGGCGACGACTTGGAAGAGCCGTTCGCGCTGGTCTTCGACCAGGCCGAAGAGGGCGTCAACAAGGAGTTGCTGTACGAGTTCGCGAAGCAGTGCGGCTCACGAACGCACCTCATCGTTTCGCAGACGGTGGAGATCGTGGACCGGGACGCTGAGCTGCAGCCTGCGCCGGTGGTCAACATCTCGGACATGACGATCAAGGATCCCGACGCCGCAAAGATCGGCGCAGCGTTTCGGGCAGCCTTCGAGCGGCTGCGTGACAAGGACCAGTGGCGCTGGTGACCGAACTGCTCTCGTGGCTCAGAGCCACGATCAATGCCGAACTCGAAGTTGCGAAGGCTGCCGACGAGGTCGCGCCCGGCCCGTGGGTGAACACCGGACAGGACGGCGACGGCGACGCCTGGCAGGTCCACGGCGCTCCCACGGGTGAGACCGAGTGGAACTACGAGCTGGAGGGCGAGGTGCCCGTCCTGCTCAGGGTCGCCACCCTCAACTACGACGACGGTGGCGGAGTGTGGGAGCGGGAAGCCGCAGACCACATCGTGCTTCAGCAGCCCAGGGACACGATCGCCCGGTGCGAAGCCGAACTGGCGCTGATCGCCCGGTGCGAAGGACCGGACGAGCCGGGGACGACGCCGGACTTCTGGTGGGGCATGCGGGAAGCGATAGACATGCTCGTGGTCGGCTACCGCCACCGTCCAGGGTTCAAGCCGGAGTGGGGCGAGTGATCCGCCGAGCCTGGCGGGTGTACGCCGACCCTGCCAGTAGCGAGGCGGCGGGCTTCCTGAAGGTGATGATCCCGCTGGAGTTGGCCGCATGGCTGTACCGGGTGTTCGCTCCCGAGGAGTGGCCCGCCTTGTCCGGGACGACGCTGCTTCAGGTGGCGACGTGGTACTTGGCGCTGTGGTTCGTACGGGAGAGAGACGCGGCGAGGGCCGAACTGAAGCGCGCGAAGTTCGAGCATGTGGTGACGCCCAACCCTGGGGCTGGTCGAATCGTGGAGTGGCGATCACGCAACGAGGGGGATCACTGATGCTGACCGCAACGTGCACGAGAACCCACGTCTACGTCACATTCGCGAACCCGTTCCTGGCGTGCGACAAGTGTCTTCGCCTGGTGAACGCATGGCACAACGACGATCGGTGCGGGTGCGTTGGCCCGTTCTGGAACGAGCCGTGCGGGTGTGAGAAGGCGGGCGTGACGTCCGTCTGCCCGTCGTGGGGTCCGGTGGACGGATGCCAGTGCATGCGGATATTCGGGAGCGTCGAGCACGCCCGTCCCGAGCCGCCGCAATAAACGCATCCTCCAGAAAAGGGGCTAATTCAGTGTGGCGTTCGTCACGCTGTTTAACCTGCCAAAACGCCCACTAATTCGATCATCGCAAATGCGTTCATTCCGGCGCTTAGATAGATCGAATAGTAGAATTCAAGTAATTCGGGCTCTCAAAATGAGAGCGCCCCGAACGGTCGTGTTGCGACGACCGCCGGGGCTTGCCGACCGCCTGCGTAACCAGGAGATCGACCATGGACAACGGTAGCTTGTTCGACCAGCGGGGACACAGCGAGGTCCCCACCTCAGGGGCGTTGGTGCCCTTTGAGTTCCCGTTCACTGGGCAGCAGGTCCGAGCCGCGATGATCGACGATGAGCCGTGGTTCGTCGCGCCGGACGCCTGCGCCATCCTCAAGCACTCCAACGTGACGATGGCAGTGAAGGGCCTCGACGACGACGAGAAGCGCACGATCGATCGTGCCAGCTCAGAAGCCCTAAGCTTCCCTGACCTCTTCTCGGACCCGCGCATTCAGTCGGTCACGCTGATCAACGAGTCGGGGCTGTACACGCTCGTCCTCCGGAGTCACCTCCCGGCAGCAAAGGCGTTCCGCCGCTGGGTCACTCATGATTTGCTGCCGTCGCTGCGCAAGAACGGGCGCTTCGACATCAAGAAGGTCAGCAACCGCGACCTGGCTCTGATGATCCTCGCTGAGTCTGACCGGGCCGATCAGGCGGAGGCTCGCGCCGTCGTCGCGGAGACCCGCAATGCCGAACTGGAGCCCGCCGCAGCTCAGGCTGAGACCTACGCTGCCGCCGATGGGCTGACGCCGAAGCGCGCGTTCGCTCGCGACGTCCAGCAGTGGGCGACGGAGCGCGGCATCAAGGTGCTCCAGAGCCAGGTGTTCGACTTCCTGGGGCACATCGGGCTCATCATCCGCGTCGCCGGGAGCGAGCACGACCAGGCGACGGCCGAGGCGATCAAGGACGGCAAGGCGAAGAACTCGACGAAGAAGGTCGAGATGCCGGACGGCACCGTCATCAAGGTCAAGTACGGCAAGCTGACCTCCAAGGGCGAGCAGTACGCCTGGAAGCGCATCTATGCCGCGATCGGCGAGCACGGCACCCTCGACCTCGACGTCATCAAGGGGACGCTCGTCCCGGCAGACCCCAAGGTGATCCGCCCATGACCGCCGATCAGAGCCCAGCCGGATACAAGGTGTCCGCCTACCGCACCGAAGAGGACCACCGCCTCGACCGCCCCGACTACGCTCGGACGTTCGTTGACGAGCCGGGGAAGTCGCCAGCGGGCGAACGGGCTGACGCCGCGTTCGGGGAGATGCTGATCCGGTCTACCTACAAGCGGTTCGGGTGGCGAGTCATCACCCGTACCCCGCTGACGGACCGGGAGGCGATCCGTTCATGACCTCCACCGCCACGGCCATCCACTGCCCGGACTGCCAGGTTGAGCCCGGCACTCCTCACGAGTTGGGCTGCGATGTGGCATGCTGCCCCGTCTGCGGTATCCAGCAACTTCAGTGCCGCGAGCACGAGTTCGCTGAGGTGTTTTCGATCTGGACGGGCCGCTGGCCTGGCGAGGTCGAGTGCGAACGTGAGGGCTGGTGGTGCATCTGGCGGCCCGGCGAGGGCGGCTGGGTGCGATGCGATCCTGATCATCCTGAGGCGAGGCACGACCTGAACAGGCTGCTCATCGCCGCTGGGAATCGCGAACTGGTGTGGAGCCGCGAGCACCAGCAGTGGGTCCGCCTGTGACCATCCAACCTCTCATCGAGCCGTGCCGTCTCTGCGCAGAGCAGGGGCGCACGTTCGAGGGGGAGGGCCTGCCGATCTTCAAGCGGTTCCTTGACGGGGACAGGACCCAAGCCTGTCTCCTCTGCGACGGGAGCGGGCCGCCTGACTACCGGCTGATCTGACCCCGTAAACCTCCGGGCGGGCGGGTAGGCAACCTCTCTCACCAGACAAGCCGCGCGCCTTCGCTTGGGACACGCGCCCGCCCGGACATCAACCCCTTACCCCTCGGAGACCCCTCATGGCCGATAACCTCCGCCAGCGGTATGCCGCAGCGATCCGGGAGAGCGGCCCTCTCTCTGTGACCAAAGTCCTCTACGCCGTCATGGCGGTACGAGACGAAAGAGATGGCGACCCTCCGTGCACGGGTTGCGGAAGAGATCGTCCTCGAACTCCGCGCCGAAGGGCATCATGCCCGCGAGGAGAGCAAGAGCCACACGCTCAGCGAGAGCGATCGGCAGCGGCGGGCGATCGAAGGCGATGTGCTTCTGTGGGCGGCCACGCGAGTGGAGGAGCGGTATGCCCGATGACCTCCGCGACCTCCCCGAGCGCCGTTGTCCCGAGTGCCCTGACGGGCGTCTGGTCGCGATGGAAAAGAACCTCGACCTGTCGATGCCCTCGTGGAGGCGGTTCGACTGCGGCCACTTCGTGGACGACCGGGCGCGCCTCAACGAGGTGACCGTGTCGTTCGTGCGGGACATCCCGGTCCTGGAACCGCCGACCACGGACGTGTCGTTCACGCTCCGAGGCTCACCCGACGACCTGACCCGCGTCATGTTCCGCGATCACGACGGCACCGTCCGCGAAGGTCTGAACATCACCAATCTCATCGCTCCCGAGCAGAGAGTGAAGCTGAGCGCTGCGTTGACGAGAGCCTTCGGCGTGACGCCTCGCGCTGAGTTCGTCCCATTGGATGACCTGGATGCACTCGAATAACCGTTCGACCTCGCGGGTAGGGTCGGACCATGCAAGACCCTCCCTCGGTACGCCTCCCGAACCACCCGGCAAAGGCCGGGCTGCTGCTCCAGTGGAGGCAGACCAAGACGGGCCAGTGGGAAGCGCTCGTGGCGTACACGCTGGAAGTGCCCGGCTATCGGGGCGGCCTGAAGCCTGAGGAGTCGTGGATGCAGGCGTACGAGGTGGAACCGATCAAAGGCGTCGACTACAGCAAGGTGCCGCGCAGCCGAACCTAGGCGTCCTCTTGCGGGTTTTCCTCGCCTGGTTCGCTGCCCGCTTCGAACTGTCCGAGGGCGAGTAAGGCCATGATGTCGGCGGGCCTTCTGTGCAGCTCTGGATGGCGATCGAAGAAGGCCGCCTCGCCGGGCGTGAGATGCCTTACTGCGGTCTGGCCTCCTTCCTTGACGACGAGTAGGCGACCCGCGCGCATCACGGCCGAAGGCGTCTCTGCCATGGCGTCGATCAGTCTGCTCATGGCCTCTGCCTCAAGGTTGTCGACCTTCGCTTGCCGTACACGGCCAAGATGTTCGGCGTCTTCGGCGAGTTGACGCGCTATCTGCTGAATGTCCTCACGCTTCGCGTCTGGGTCCAGGACTTGCTCGACCAGCGTTTCTACGTGAGCAGCCTGGCGGCTCTCGATCGCATCCAAGTCGATCTGCCCTCCCGGGTAGCTGACGGACTTCACGCGGTCGATCAAGCGTTCAAAGGCTGTCCGATGCCTTCGCATGATCAGCCACACCGCGAGTACTACCGCGACAGGCCATGCCACTGCGCCGACTAGCCCCGCGATTGCCTCAATCAGCTTCGCCCAGTCCGCCATGTCTTGAGCATCTCTGCGGAGTCGCCAGGTGGATAGCGAAGTGTCTGGACCGTAACCACTCAGGGCCTGCCACCGGGCGGGCCTTCCGCATGTCCGGAGGAGATCCCGCCATGTCCACGAGCGCTGACCGCGCTGCTGATCTACGAGCACAGGCTGACGCTCTGGACGCGCTGGCCGACCTGGAAACCCGCCTACTCGACGCCAAGCAGTCCGGTGACCCGGACGCGATCCGTGAAGCGGCTGAGGGCCTGCGGGCCGCCCGAGCCGAAGCCCGCCCCGAAGGCATGGCGGTGGGCGGCGACGCGTTCGTCTCCAACGCTGACGAGGAGGTCTGACCGTGGCCATCTCCGGAAGCGGCATCTTCGTCAACAACATCATCGCGGCCCTGGGAACCACCAACCTGGACATCGACCTGGAGTCGGAGACCGAGATCAAGGTCGCCCTCTTCCAGAACTCGATCACTCCCGACTACAACGCGTCCACCGCCAACGCCGCCTACGGTGCGGGCGCGTACGCCTCAGGCGAGGTGTCCGGCACCGGCTACACCGCCGGCGGGCTGGTCCTGACCACGACGACACTGACCGGCTCCTCGGGTGTGATGACGTTCGACTCGGCTGACCCGTCCTGGGCGTCTTCGACGATCACCAACGCACGAGGCGCGCTGATCTACAACAACGTCCTCAACCCCAAGAGCGGCGTCCTTCTGGTGGACCTGGTCTCCGACTACAGCACCTCCAACGGCACGTTCCTGATCACCGTCTCGGCTAGCGGCTGGTTCCAGGTCGATTTGGTTCCCTGACCTGCATAAACGGTCGCTGAACATCGCCGCCTGTGGGCCGCTTTCGCTGGCCCGCTTCCTTCCGAAGGGTGGCGGCTCGTGGCGATCGCACTGCACGGCTCCAGCCCGGCAGCCGCGACCGGCGGGTTCGGCACCCCCATCCAGACGGCCCAGTTCAGCCCTCCCGCTGACTCGCTGCTGGTCGTGTGCGTCGCCTTGTTCGACGCGCCGACCATCTCCAACACGGGCGTCGCCCGCACGTGGACGCTCGCCCGAGCGCACGCCACGTTCACCGGGGTCCGCATCTACACGGCGCAAAACCCGACCGCGCAGACGAACATCCGCATCACGGTGACGCCCAGCAGCGGCGAAGACGCCGGGGCGATCAAGGCGTACGTGTTCACCGGCGCCCACGCAAGCACAGCTGTCGGCGCTACCGGCTCGAACTCCACCACCACGAACAACGCCACCGTCACCGGCTACACCTCAACAGCCGCCGGCTCGTTCGGTGTGGCTGTCGCCCAGGACTGGAACGTGCTGGGCACGCCCACCTCGACGGACGTGGAGACCGTCCTCATCAACGAGGACTCCGGCACGCGCGCGATGGCGATCCTGAAGGCCGCCCCGACTTCTTCGGCGGGGTCGGATGTCACGTTCAACCTGGATGCTGCGGGGGCCAGCGCGGCGGACTGGGCGTGGGCGGCGGTCGAGCTGCTCCCTGCGGCGACCTCGACGGACGCGACCGCCACCCCGCCGGTGCTGTCGGCGGCGGCCATCGTGCCGTCCCCGACGCTGTCGGCGGGTGCTTCGCCGACACCTTCGGCTGTGCAGGCCGCCGCGACGGTTCCTGCCGCTTCCGTGTCGGCGGGCAGCACGGCTGCACCCACGGTGGTGGCTGCTACCGCGTCGATTCCGGCCGTTCAGGTGGAGCAGTCGTCCACGGCCACCCCTGCCACCGTCACCGCCACAGCGGCCATCGGCTCGCCGGCCACGTACACGGGCCAATTCCCGGACGAGCGCGGCACTCTGCAGGCCGTGTTCGGGCGCACCACCCCGCTGCCTGCGTTCAAACCGGAAGGGGTGCAGGCGGGCGATCTGCTGCTCGCCCACCACGCCGCCGACGTCGGCGCCCTCGCCAGCATGCCCGCCCCGGCGGGCGGCGCCGAGTGGCTGCTGCTGGACGAGTACTCGGCGGGCGACAACCTGCTGCAGGTGCGCGTCTGGTGGAAGATCGCCGGAAGCAGCGAGCCGGACGAGTGGAACTTCACCCAGGCTGACACCGCTGACGGTGTCGTGCTGACGTGGGCGTACTCCAACGCCTCCACCACAGCGCCGACGATCGCCCACACCGCGTCCACCGGCACCACGAGCGTGGCCACGCCCGGCATCACCCCGCCAGGAGACGGCGCCACCGAAATCCGCATCGCCTCCGGCGTCCCCTCCACGTCCGGGGACACGTCCTGGACAGCTCCGGAAGGGCTGACGGAGCGGCTTGACGCCCAGTCCATCAGCTACACCTCCACGACGCTCGCCACCCGCCTCCTCGCCAGCGGCGAAGACACCAGCACGGAGACGTTCACCGCGTCCGCGCAGCAGGCGTACGCAGCCGGGTTCACGATCGGCGTCACAACCCCCGCAGCACAGCAGGACGCCACCGCCACACCGTCCACCGTGAACCGGACGACCACCATCCCGGCGCCGTCCACGTCGACCAGCTCGACGGCGTCCCCTCCCGCTGTTTCCGCTGCGGCGTCCACCCCTGCCCCGGGCGTCGCAGCGGGGTCCACCGCAAGCCCTGCGGTCGTCGCCTGCGCGACCTCCATCCCAGGCCCGACCACGGCGGCTGGTGCCACCGCGTCACCGGCCACGGTGCAGGCGTCGGCCACGCTGCCCGCCCCGACCGTCACTGCGGTCACCACGGCGTCCCCGAGCACCGTCACGGCCACCACCGCGATCCCCGCTCCGGGCGTCTCCACTGGCTCTACAGCCACCCCGAACCTCGCCGAGTCCACGACCACGATCCCAGCGCCTACCACGTCCTCAGGGGCGACTGCTAGCCCGGCCGTGGTCTCGGCGGCCACCACCATCCCCGCGGCGACCGCCGCGACGGGCTCAACGGCGAGCCCCTCCGCTGTCCTTGCCGCCACGCAGTTCCCGGCGCCGGTCGTGTCGGCGGGCGCCACCGTCCAGGCCAGCACGGTCCAAGTCGTAGCATCCATCCCCGCGGCCACGGTCGCTACAGGCCAGGTCGCCACTCCCTCGACCGTCACCGCAACGGCCACGATCCCAACACCCGCGGCTGCCTGCGATCAGACCGCCACACCGGCCACGGTCACCGCGGCTACCACGATCCCGAGTCCTGCGGTCCAGTCGGGCTCGTCCACCACGGTGAGCTCTGTAACGGTCTCCACGGCGGCGGCGATCCCTGCCCCGACCATCTCGGCAGGAGCGACCGCGAGCGCCGCTGTAGTCGCCGCTGAGACGTCCATAGCCACACCTCAGGTCTCGGCAAGCACCACCGCCTCACCGAGCCCTGTAGCCGCTTCTACGACGATCCCAGGCCCGGACACGACCACGGGAGCAACCGCCAGCCCGGACACCGTCCAGGCGAGCACCAGCATCCCTACGCCTACCGTTCAGGCCGGCGGGAACGCCACCGCTTCCCCCGCCACGGTCAACGCCACGGCGGCCATCCCCACACCGGCCGTCGAAGCGGCCAGCGACGCCACCGCCAGCCCGATCGTGGTCCTCGCTACCGCCGCGGTACCGACACCCACCACGACGGTCCTGGTCGCTGCTACACCAGCTGCGATCGCTGCGTTCGCCACCATCCCCGCGGCGCTGCTGTCCACCACAGCCCGGCCTCTGGTCGTGGCCACCGTAGCCAGCATCCCCGGGCCGTCCGTCTCCACGGGCGAACCCGAGGACGACACCCCGATCGGTGTCGGTGCCGAACTCCCACGCCGATGGGCGGCCGAACCCGCACCAAGACGGTGGGACACCACCCCCACAAACGCGGCTCGCCGCTGGGACAGCCCATGAGGAGGCAGGCGTGGAGTCCTACCCCCGCGAGTCGAAGGAGTACCTGCCCGTCCCCATCGACGGGCCAGGCACACTCACCAGCCACGTCGTCGACATGCAGGTGTGCCTCTACCCGGTACGCCCCGCAGACGATGGCTGGAAGACAGCAGGCTGGGACACCGTGGACGGGCAGACCGTAGCCCAGATCATGATCGGTCCCGGCTCGGACTTCGACTTCTCCGACGAGCCCGGCACCTACGTGCCGTACGTGCGCATCCACGCCACACCAGAACTGCCTGTCGTTGAAGGCGCACCCGTACAGATCAGCTAACCCAGACACGCGCACCCAGCGCACCAGAACCCTGCGGCCCGTACACCGCAGGTAGACGGCCCCGAGACCTCCCTGGGCTCGGGGCCGTCGCCACTCCAGGGAGAACCCCCATGAACGCCATCGGCCTTGCCGCCATTCGTGCAGCACTCGAATCGCTCCCCGCCCAATGCCGGTACCACGGCGACTCCACCGAACCCCCTGCCAACAACCTGTTCCGGCGTGAGGCATGCTGCGACACCGGCATCCCAGCACAACGCCGAAAGGAGGCCGAGCAGGCGCTGATCGCTCTCGGCTGGACTCCTCCCTTCTCGACCGTCGCATGCAACGACTGGTCGATGAGCAAGGAACACCCGCCGCACGAGTGGGACGGAGACGTCCGCGTTCCCGGCCACTTCACGTGTCCTGGCTGGCCTTCGGCAGGTGAGCGATGACCACGGTTCGCGTCTCTTGGGTTCCCTCGACTGGCGAACCTGTCGACCTCGGAGAGACTGTGTCGGACCTGGAGTTCGTCACTGGTCCGCCCGCGCCGATCGACATGCTGTCCAGGACACATCGGTTTCTTGTGGTGTCCGCGTCGCTCCTGGAGCGAACGGGCCCGTACACGGTCAAGCTGCGAGGCCGCCTGCTCTGGTCCGGCTACCGGCTGGTGTTCGGCCGCACCTGCCCGCGCTCCGACGCAGTCAAGGCCGAGTATCGGCGCCGTTCTCGCGGGAGAAAGCGGTGACCGCACGCGTCGTCTACGCCTACGGGCTGCACTGGGGCGACTCAACTACGCCGGTAAAGCTGCACTGGTGGTGCGCCTGCGGAGGCGACGGCGTTGACATCCCAGGCGACAAGGTCACATGCCCGTCCTGCCGCGAGCCGATCACCGTCCCGGACGAGCAGATAGATCTGAGGGCATCCTCGCCCGAACTCCCAACAGCTGTAGAGCAACAGGAGCCGCCCGCTCTGGACTCGCGCTACGACCTCCGGGAGCTCGCCTACCGCGTCCTCACCAACCCTGACCTGGTTCTGTTCGGGCAGAAGGGCGGAGGCGTCGGCATGTACTGCCGGGCCTGCACGCCGATCGCACACGAGACGATCGCCTACCTCGGAGCGAAGGAAGGCGAGCAGGCGGCTCCCGGCATCACCTTCGCCACGTCTGTGTCCGGGCTGTGGAGCCAGGCGCTCATCCACCTCGCCATCCACCATCCGGCAGGTGATCAATGAGCGGAGGTTCGTACGACTACCTTTGCCACGCCTGGGACCTCGACGACATCCTCGCCAAGCGCGGCGAGCTCGAGCGCATGTCCGCTCGCCTCGCCGGGCTCGGCTGGGCAGAAGACGCGGCACGCGAGACCGAAGAACTCCTGGTCATGCTCCGCCAGTGGCAGATCCGCTCCGAGGTCCGTATCGCCCGGCTCCGCAGCGTCTGGAAGGCCGTCGAGTGGTGGGACTCCTGCGACTGGGGCGAGGACCAGGTCCGCGCCATCGTCGAGCACTTCCACGGATGCCCGTGCGACCCCAGCCTCTCGTGGAGTGCTGAGCAAGACCGCTGGGTGGTCACATGCAGAGCGGAGGCCGCAACACCATGACGGCCTCAACTGACGCCCTCATAGCAGCCCTCACCCACCCGAGCCTCTATCTGATGGGCAACGAAGACGGAGGCGTCGAACTCCTCTGCCGCGACCACTTCGACGGTGGGCGGCCCCTCGCCTGCTACAACTCACCAGGTGATCGGCAAGCGGATCCCAAGGTCGTACAGGTGGCCACCATTCCCGGACTGTGGATAGAAGCCGTCAAGCACCTAGCAAGCGGACATCAGGTAACACCGGAAAACGGTGACGCTCCGTGAGAGTTCGGCAGAATGGCTCCGAAATTCGGGGCTTTGCCCCTACTGTCAGTGAACGCCGCAGGTCGCTGTTCAACGAGGAGAGCGCAGCGCCACCAAGGGAACGCCCATGACGAAAGGAACGAGAGGCGGCCGGGGACGCTTCGAACGCAACCCGGACACCGCGGCCCGCGACGCCGAAGCGGCACGACTGCGAGTCCGCGGTTTCACCTACCGGCAGATCGCCGACGAACTCGGCATGGCAGGACCCGGCAAGGCGCACGAGGCCGTACAACGCATCCTCAAGGAGACCGTCCAAGAGGCGGCCGACGACCTCAGACTGGTCGAACTGGAGCGCCTCGACCGGATGTACCAAGCCGCGCTCAAAGTGCTGGAGACCGAGCATTACGCCATCTCGCACGGCAAGGTCATCTACCTGGAGGAGGGCGGCTCACCGCTCGCGGATGACGGGCCTGTCCTTGCCGCAATGGACCGGCTGTTGAAGATCCAGGAACGCCGCGCGAAGCTGCTCGGCTTGGACGCGCCGGCGAAGACGAACGTCACCGTCTCCGACGCCATCACCTCCGAGATCGAGCAGCTCGCCGCCCAACTCGGCATGGCCGAAGAGTCGGAGCCCACCAGTACGTAGCGAGGTGAGCATGACCACGCTCGCCACGCTGCCGCCCGACTGGCGGACATGGCCGCTCCCTGCGCAGGAGCGGCTGCTGAAGACACTCCGCACCGCCGCCCGCAAACGCAAGGTCACCACAAGGCCGCAGTGGGAGACGCCAGGGCACCTCGCTGCAGCGATCGAACCGACGACCATCCAAACACCGGCCCTGACCCTCATCGATCAGGCACTCATCGAGGTGGCCGAAGGCCGCTGCGATCGGCTCATCATCACGATGCCGCCACAGGAGGGCAAGTCCACCCGCGTCACGACGATCGGCCCGCTGTGGATGCTCACCCGCAACCCAGACCTGCGGATCGCGATCGCCTGCTACGCCCAAGACCTCGCCGACGAGTTCGGGCGGAACATCCGCAACCACATCATCTCGAACGACGGCACCGACGACACGCTGGATCTCGGACTGCGCATCGCCCCTGACAACGGCGCCGCTCGCCGCTGGCGTATCGACGGCCACCGCGGCGGCGTCCGTAGTGTCGGAATCACGTCCGGCCTGACCGGCAAGCCAGCCGAAATGCTCTACATCGACGACCCGATCAAGGACATGCGGGACGCCGACAGTAAGGCGTGGCGCGAGGTCGTCTGGTCGTTCTGGCAGGCGGTAGCGAACACCCGGCTCGCTCCAGGTGCGCCAGTGGTCATCATCTTGACGCGCTGGCACGAAGAGGACCTGGCCGGCAAGGTCCTCGCCGCTGAAGACGCCCATCGGTGGAAGGTCCTCAACATCCCGGCGCAAGCTGACCACGACCCGAATAAGGGCGAGACCGACCCGCTCGGCCGCGAGCCGGGCGAGTTCATGGTGTCGGCCCGTGGTCGAAGCCTCGAACAGTGGAGACAGACGCGCGTCGCTGTCGGCTCCCGAGTGTGGGCGGCCCTCTACCAGGGACGGCCGACACCTGCCGCTGGCGACATATTCCAGCGCGACTGGTGGCGGGAGTACACATCGCCGCGGTGGATCGAACGCCCTGACGGCTCCTGCTGGGCGCCAGGCGCTGACGAGGTCGCCATGTCGTGGGACATGGCGTTCAAGGACACGGACGGCTCCGACTACGTTGTGGGTCAGGTGTGGGCGCGGTACGGCCTCGAACTGTTCCTGCTGGACCAAGTGCACGAACGGCTGTCCTTCACCGCGACGTGTGCCGCCCTTCGGGAGATGGCAGCGAAGTGGCCCCAGGCCACGCTCAAACTCGTCGAGGACAAGGCAAACGGCACCGCGGTCATCAACTCGCTGCGCCGCCAGGTGCCCGGCCTGGTTCCGGTCGAGCCGGACGGCAGCAAGGAGGCTCGCGCTCGCGCGGTCACCCCGTTCATCGAGGCCGGATCCGTCTACCTGCCGGCCCCGGAACTGTGCCCGTGGGTCGGCAGCTTCCGGGACGAGCACGCCGCGTTCCCGAACGGATCACACGATGACCAGGTTGACGCTTGCACCCAGGCGATCAACCGGATGCTGCTCGCCCCGATCCTCGCCGGAGATCTGATCGTCGAGGCGGACGAGTTGGACGACGAGTTGGACGCGTTCGAGATCAGTTCCTATTGACGCATGAGGGAGGCTGCTCGTGGGCTTCGCCTCCCGCCTTCAGGAGTCGTTCTACCGGTGGACCGGCCGCGCCGAACTGGCGGAGACGCTCCGCGCCGAACGGTTGACGGTGGAGCATCTGCAGGAGTCGCTCGCCGACCTTGAGCGGCGCATGTACGAGCCGGGCTGGCAGCAGATGACGGCTCTGGCTGAGCAGGAGTTCTCCCGCGAAGGCTTGAAGCGCCTAACCGCGGTGTGTCGCGTGATGGGCATCAAGAACGTCCTGATCAAAAGAGGGCTTGCCCTGCGGACCGCTTACGTGTGGGGACAAGGCGTCGAGATCAGCGCCCGCTCCGGTGGCAAACGCGGTAAGGGCCGCACCTCGCAGGACGTGAACGCTGTCGTGCAGGTGTTCCTCGCCGACGACGGCAACCGTAAGACGCTGACCGGATCCCAGGCGGCGGAGGAGAACGAGAGAAGCCTGGGCACGGACGGCAACCTGTTCTTCGCGTGCTTCACCAACCCGCGCACCGGCCGCGTCCAGGTTCGGTCGCTGCCATACGACGAGATCACCGACATCATCACCAACCCGCAGGACGCCTCCGAGGTTTGGTACTACAAGCGGCAGTGGACGGAGCAGTCCACCGACCAGATCACCGGCGGCATCACGTCGGTGACCCGGACCGCCTACTATCCGGCGCTCGGCTACCGGCCTGTCCTCAAGCCGAAGCGGGTCAAGGACTCGTACGGCGCCGCTGAGGTGCTGTGGGACGCCCCCACCTACCACGTGAAAGTCGGCGCGCTCAAGAGCTGGAAGTTCGGCATCCCCGACGCGTACGCCGCCGTGGACTGGGCGAACGCCTACCGCGAGTTCCTCACCGACTGGGCCCGCCTGGTGAAGGCGCTCAGCCGCTTCGCCTGGAGACTCACCTCGAAGGGCAGCAAGCAGGCCGCGGCGAAGACCCGCATGGCCACCGGGCCTGCCACCGACCGCTACTCGGGAGAGCCGCAGCATGCCGGCGCCGCGGCGTTCCTCACCCCGGACATGATGCTCGAAGCCGTCCCCAAGACCGGGGCCACGATCGACTCCGAGTCCGGCCGGCCGCTCGCCGCCATGGTCGCCGCCGGTCTCGACGTGCCAGTGACGATGCTGCTCGGGGATCCGGGTACCACCGGGGCGCGGGCGACGGCCGAAACGCTCGACACGCCCACAGAGCGCGCCATGGAGATGCGGCGCGGCGTCTGGACCGACTGCTACCAGGCGATCCTCGCCCACGTCATCCTCGAATCCGTCCGAGCCCCCGAAGGGCCACTCAAGGGCACGATCACGCGAGACGACAACGGCAAGGAGATCGTCCGCCTCCAGGGGGACGCCGATCAGACCATCGACGTGTCCTGGCCTGACATCGACGATCTAGACCCGGCCTCGGTCATCGACAGCATCACCAAGGCCGACCAGACCGGCTATCTGCCGCCGCTTGTGATCGTTCGTCTTCTCCTCGAAGCGCTCGGCGTGCGGGACGTGGACTCCATCATCGACTCACTAACGGGGGAGGACGGCGAATTCGTCCCACCCGAAGGAGCGACAGGACGGGCCGGACAGGCGGCCGTGGACGCCTTTAGACGGGGCGAAGACCCGGCAGCAGCGCTCGGCGGAGGCGACCCCGTACCACCTGAACCTGAAGACAGGCCAGACGACGCCAATCCCTCGGACGACGAAGAGGAGTAGGCATGGCCATCACGGCAGAGACCCTCGCCATCGCCGAGCGTCTCCGCCGGCAGGTCGGCTCCATCGTGGACGACGTCACCAGGAGCCTCACTGCGGCTTGGGTGGGGGCGTGGGATCAGGTTGTTGTCGAGGTGATCGCCGCGATCGGCGAGTTGCTCCAACTCGGAGACGGCAAGTGGCCTACTCGGCGGCAGATCTTCCGGTCGGCGCGCACCATCTCCGCGCTGGACCTGATCGGCCAGACGCTGGACCGTCTCGCAACGGCGACGCTCGCCCAGACTGCCGTGGCCGCAGCACAGGCGGCACGCCTGGGGATCGAAGCTCAGGGAGACCTGGTCGCCTCCCAGCTCCCGTACGGCTCCACACGCGCCCTCGCAGCCAAGTACGGCGTGCAGCAGGCCGACACCATCGACGCGATCGCCCGCCGAACGGCGGAGCGGATCAACGCCAAGCACTGGCCGCTCTCCGACGAGGCGACCCGCCGCATGAAGAACGAGCTGGTGCGCGGCGTCGTCGTGGGCGACAACCCGCGCGAGGCCGCTGCGAGGATGGTCCGCAACCTGGAAGGCGAGTTCAACGGTGGTCTCGGCCGGGCGCTCAACCTGGCACGGACTGAGATCTTGGATTCCCACCGCGCAGCCGCCGAGGCCGGTCAGGAAGCGCACGGGGACGTCCTTGCCGGCTGGGTGTGGCACTGCGAGCTCAACTCCAGCCGCGGCAGGACCTGTCCAGCGTGCTGGGCTCTCCACGGGACGGTGCACCCGCTGTCCGAGCCGGGCCCGATCGACCACCAGCAGGGCCGGTGCTCACGGACACCCAAGACGAAGTCCTGGGCGGATCTCGGATTCGACGTCCCCGAGCCTCCCGACCTGATCCCGAACGCCCGCGAGGTGTTCGACTTGCTGCCCGAGGACGAGCAGGTCGCCATCATGGGCCGCCGCCGCCTCGACCTGCTCCGCTCGGGAGAGATCGAGTGGGAGGACCTGCCGCAGCTCCGGACCACACCTGACTGGAGAGACAGCTACGGGGTGAGGCCGGTCAAGGACCTGGAGCGCATCGCTGCAGAGCGGGCGCACCGCGCTGCCTGACCGCTCAGAACCCTTCGGAGATGCCCAGCAGCTCGTCAAACGGGTCCGGCTTGGCGTCTACCCGAAGCCACTCGGGGAGTTGGGCGCGCGTCTGGTGCTGCGCCTTGTAGACGTCCGAGGCGTCGTCGGCACACAGATCGATCCAGTCGCCCGGCTGCATCTCTCGCCCTGCGAAGCGTCCGCACTCGCGGGCAATGAACGCCGTCTGGGCCCGCTTGCCACAGCCGGGGCGGATGCAGTCGTGGACCTCGTCAGACACGCGGCGGTCGATCATCTGCGCCTCGTTCATCCGCCCATTCTCTCACCCAACCGCTGGGAGACCTCAATGTCCGTCCCTGAACTGCTGATCGTCATCGCCGCCCTCTGCCTGGTCGGTGCCGCCATCTACGCCGCCGTCCACAAGGCGTGGATCGCCACCCTCGTGTGCACGGCCGGCGCGCTCGTCCTGTTCGCCGGCTTCCTGCCTGACATCACCTGACCTGGAGGAACCATGCCCGAACCACAGGCGCTCACCGAGCGCGTGCCGCTCGCTGAGGCAGCCGGCGGGCAGACACCGAAGGGCCGCCGCTTCCGAGCCCGCATCATCGCCGGAGACGTTCAAGGCAGTTCCGGGTTCTATCCGGCGACGATGCTGAAGCGAGACGCCGGCGTGTTCAGGGAGGGCCTGCCCGTCTTCTTGGATCACCCCGGCGTGAACGAGTCCTACGACCGCCCCGAGCGGTCGGTGAGGGACCTGGCCGGAAAGCTGGCCAGCACCGCGGTCTACGAAGGCGACGGCCTGTATGCCGACGTCGAGGTGTACGAGCACTGGGCGCCCGTCATCGAGGCCATGTCCGGCGACATCGGCATGAGCATCCGCGCGTCAGGGACCGTCGAGCCATCCCAGCAGGAGAACATCCGCGGGCCCATCGTCACAGCGCTAACCGAGGCCGCGAGCGTCGATTTCGTGACCGCTGCCGGAGCTGGAGGAAAGATCGTGGCCCTGCTGGAATCCGCCCGCGAGCAGGGCGACCTGCTGCGCAAGGCGACTGAGGCGAAGGCTCCGCCGTTCACGAAGAAGGACGACGACGAGAACGCCACCAGCAAGGCCGGCGACAAGCCGGGCGACGCCGAAGACCAGGACGACGAGGACGACAAGCCGCCCTTCCTGAAGAAGGTGGCCGAGGCCCGCAACGTCGGCCACTGGCTCGAAAGCCGCGTCCACCGCGCATTCAGCGAGATGTGCGACGACATGTTCGGCGACGGGCGCCTGACGCGCGAGGAACGCATCAGCCTTTCCAGCGCGATCGGCGAAGGGCTGGACGCCTTCAACAAGGTCGTCGCCGAGAAGGTCCCTGGCCTGTACGAGCGCGATCTCTGGGATGAGCCTCCCGCCCCCGAGCGGCCTGCTGAGGTCGTGGAGACCGTTGCCCCAGACGACGAGCCGGACACCGAGACTGCCGCACCCGCTGAGGCCGCGGCACCCAAGAACGAGCCGGGCAGCTCGCCCGCCGACAACACCGACAAGGAGGGCGAGATGCCCGAACTGACCGAGGCGCAGGCGCGCGAGCTCGAAGAGGCTCGCACCGTCGCCGAGAACGAGAAGGCCGCAGCTCTTGCCGAGGCTGAGGCCGCGCGGCAGGAGGCGGCCGAGGCCGCGCTGAAGCTGGCCCGGTTCACCGCCCTGGAGGCTGCCCGGCCGATCGCCACGCAGGTGCTGGCCGAGTCCAGCCTCCCGCCGGCCGCCCAGTCCAAGCTGCTGGCCACGCTCACCTCCGAGACCGTGCCGCTCACCGCCGAGAACACGCTGGACGAGTCCGCACTGAAGACCAGCGTCGAGGAGGCCGCGAAAACTGAGGCCACCTACCTGGCATCCCTGGCCGAGGGCGACGGCGCCGGCCAGGTGCGCGGCCTGGGCGAGTCCGCCACCACCCCGTCCGTGCCCGACCCGGCGACCTCGACGGCGCTGGAGGAGACGTACCGATCCCGCGGGCTTTCGCCCGAGGCCGCCAAGCTCGCCGCTGCAGGCCGGCCGTAAGAGAGGACCTGACCCATGGCTACCAACATCGTGTTCGAGGACGGCGACCAGCTTCGCGTCAACGTGTCTGGGGTGACCGGCTCTGGCGCCTCCGGTGTGATCGTGTCCGGCGACCCGGGCGTTCTGGGCCAGCTTCCGTTCGTGGCGCTGACCGACGAGGGTTCGGACGGTTTCGCGACCGTGAAGTGCAACGGCGTGGCGGATCTGCTGGTGGACGCGGAGTCCGCCGCGGTGAACCCGGGCGATCTGCTGTATTTCGACGCCGCCGACGCCAACAAGATCAACAACGCGTCGTCGGGCAACGTCCGCTTCGGCTACGCGCTCGGCAGCGTCGGCAACGGCGCCACCGGCACCATCCCCGTGAAGATCGGCTATTAGGAGCCTCTCCATGACCACTCTGTTCTCTGCGGCCGTGGAGCGCATCGACTCCAACGCCGCCAGCCTCCGCGAGTCGTTCGGCGGCCAGCGCAAGGTGTCTTCCGCCCGGCCGCGCCGCGACCCGCAGTGGGAGCGGGCCCTGCTCGAAGCTGAAGCGTTCGTGCAGGACATCCGGTACGGCCGCCGACCGATCGACCACTTCCGCGAGGCCATGTCCACCAGCGACTTCCCGCTGCTGTTCGCGGACTCGCTGGACCGGCAGCTGTACGGCGCCTACGAGGCGACCGTGCCCACCTGGCAGAACTACGCCCGCGCCGCCACCGTCAACGACTTCCGCGAGGTCAAGCGGTTCGCCACGTCCGGCGTGCGCGGCCTGCTGTCCAAGGTCGGCGAACTCGCCGAGCACGAGCGCCGCGGCATGGACGAGACCGAGTACAGCTACGCGGTCGCCAAGTACGAGGCCGGGTTCGCCCTCTCCTGGGAGAACATGATCAACGATGACCTCAACGCGTTCATGCGGCTCCCGCAGGACCTGGCCGACTCCGCCCGCGACTCGGAGGAGGAGTTCGTCACCCGCCTGTTCTGCGGCGCGAACGGCCCCCTGACCAGCGTCTACACGGGCGGCAACCTGCTCACTGCCGCCCTGGACCGCGACTCCCTGCAGTCGGCGATCACCACGCTGATGAAGCGAACCGACGACAACGGCAACCCGATCGTCGTCAAGGCCGTCGAGCTCGTCGTCGGCCCTGGCCTGGCCCTGCAGGCTCAGGAGATCATCGACACGACCGAGTACCGGACGGTGGACCCCAACGGCAACGTCCGCATCATCTCCGGCAACGGCGTCGCCGCGAACCTGCGCATCAGCGTCAACTACTGGATCCCGTCCGTCGCCTCCTCCTCGAACGCGGACACCTCCTGGTGGCTGTTCGCCAACCCGAACGGCCCTCGCCCCGCGATGGAGTTCGGCCGGCTGCGCGGCTTCGAGGCGCCTGCCCTGTACGAGAAGATCCCGGACATGCGCCGGATCGGCGGCGGCGAGGAGCCCGTGTCGTTCGACACCGAAGGCGCCGAGAAGAAGATCAAGCACGTGTACGGTGGCGCGTTCGTCGACAGCCGGATGAGCATCGCCTCGACCGGCGCGGGCGCGTGACCTCGCCCGACCTTCCCCGGCCGCTCACCACAGACCACAAGCTTCTCGTGGCGCTGGCCGGGCGGCTGGACGCGCAGAACGACTTGCTGGCGCGCATTCTTGACCGTCTCCCCGAGCGGCCCGAGAAGGCGGATGACGGCACGGTCGAACTGCGCGAACCCGCCGTAGCACCGCCAGAGCGGGACATCGAAGCGAAGCCGGCGCCGCCGAGCAAGGCTGGGGCGTCCCGCCGCACTCGCAAGACCACTCCGAAGGGCGCGTCGCCCAGCAAGGAGACATCCTGATGGCCAACGCCGCCTACTACGGCACCAAGCCGGACACGATCCTGAAGGCAACCGCGACCTTGGACTTCGCGTCCATCGCCGCAGGCGCAGTCGGCACGCTGACCGCCACCGTGACGGGCGCCGCCACCGGCGACTTCGCCATCGCGGCACCGCCCGGCAATCTGAACGCCGGCCTGGTCGTGTGCGCGTTCGTCTCCGCAGCGAACACGGTCACGATCCGCATCATCAACGGCACCGCCGGCGCGATCGATCCGGGCTCGGCCACGTGGGGTGTCGCGGTCATCCCCGCCTAGGAGACGCGCGATGGCCATCGACTACTCCACCGACCGAGGTCGGATCCGGCTTCTCATCCCGGACACGGACGAGGACAACCTGCTGCTGATCGACCCACAGATCGACGCGTTTCTGTCGATGGAGGGCTCGGTCAAACTCGCCGCTGCTGCAGCCTTGGACGTCATCGCCTCCTCCGAGGTGCTGGTGTCCAAGGTCATCCGGACGCAGGACCTGCAGACGGACGGCGCCAAGGTCGCCGCTGAACTCCGGGCCCGAGCGGCAGGACTACGCCAGCAGGTGGACGACGGGGTCGGTGACGACACTGTGGGGTTCGACGTCGTCGACTTCGACCGGTGGGCTGGCTACGCCAGATACGAGCCGTAGGGGGTGTGATGCCGCTCGCGGGACACACCCCCATCCACGGCAGATGGTCGCAGCACCACCGGCCGACAGCGACAGGAACCCAGACCGGCAGGTGCACAATCAGTCGGCCGGGCAGCGGAGACGGGACGACGGACGATGACGATGTCTGGCATCCGCCAGAAGCGGCCGTCGTCTACCAGGGCCCATGCCGGGTCACCCCGCAGCCTGCGGACTCCAGGTACGTCGTCTCCGGCGACCAGCGGGTCACCACCCGCGGCTACGAGGTCGCCATCGAATGGGACGCAGCCGAGGTCCGCGAGCACGACAACATCCACATCGACACCGCTCACGATCCGCGCCTGGCTGGCGTGGATCTACGCGTGACCGATGTCCGGATGGCGTCCGAGCAGTGGGAACGCGTCCTCATCGCCGAACAGGATCTAACCGACCTGGAGGCGTCATGAACGGCTGGGATACCTCCGAACTCGACGGCCTAATCAAGGACCTTGATGAAGTGGCGCCGAGAACCGAGGCGCTGACCAGGACAGTCGTGAAGAAGATCGGACACGACACGGTCACGCTCGGCCAGAACAAGGCCCCAGTCGACACCGGGAACCTGAAGAACTCGATCGGCGTGGATCCGATCGACGACTGGATGGGCTTCGAAGCCGGCCCAACGGCAGCGTATGGAGCTGACGTCGAGTACGGCACCGAGCCGCACGAGATCAAAGCCCGCAACGCTGGCGCCCTCTTCTGGGAAGGCGCAGAACACCCGGTCAAGAGCATCCAGCACCCAGGCACAGACCCGCAGCCGTACATGCGGCCCGCGTTCGACCAGGCCACCGAGCCTCTGGACAAGGTGATGGCGCAGATCGCGAAGAAGGCGATCACATGACCATCCCCATCGCCGCGACCACACCCCACACGGACGCGGTAGTGGCCGCCATCCAGGCGATCCCCATGCTGGTCGGCCGAGCGCGCCGGCCAGACGGGGCAGGCTGGCAAGGGAGCCCCGGCACGTCCACCTTCATCCGGTACGCCGTCGTCTACCCGTTCGGCGGCATCCCGGACGGCAACGTGTCCGAGCCGTACGAGTACCTCGACTACCAGGCGCAGATCAACCTGTTCGGCGCGAACGCCACCCAGGTCGAGGACGCGGCCGACGACGTACGTGCCGCCCTGATCGGCCGCCGCCTCACTGTGCCCAGCCGATCCACTTACCCGGTCCGCACCCCTGGCGGGCCACCTGTGAGACGGGACGAGTCCGTGACTCCACCCACCTTCATGGCGGTTGTTGAGATCGCGTTCCGCTCGCAGCCCGCCTAACCCACTTCACCTGACTTAGCCCGGCACCCGAGGTGTGCGGGCTCTTTGGCATGCCCGAAAGGAGCCCGTAGTGGCTACCCGCACAGCTCAGGCGGTCACGGTGGCCGGCGTCACGCCGACCTACCACGCTGCGACCGCCACCACCGGGGACAAGGTCCTCGCCGACTCACGAACGTTCATCCACGTCAAGAACGGCTCCGGCGGGTCGATCACCTGCACCATCTCCGGCGCAGGCCAGACCGCCTACCTGGTGGACAACCCGGACAAGGCGTACACGATCGGCACCGGCGCCGAGATGTGGATCCCAATGCTGCCGGAGTTCGGCGACCCAAGCGATGGCCGCCTGGTCACCTTCATCTGCTCGTCGGTGACGAGCGTGACGTTCGCGGCGGTGCGCATCTGATGGCCCGCCCCACTGTCCGCGTCCGCTCCAAGCTGACCGGCCACACCGCGCTGGTCTCCCCGGACGCGCTGCGTCACTTCCCCGACTACGAGCCGGTCGACGCCACCCCTGAGCAGGCATCGCCCGCCCCTGCGTCGCCTGCCGAGGCGGACACCCCCAAGACCACCACTGCTACGCGCCGCGCCGCGGCCACGAAGGATGAGGAGTAGGCCATGGCTGGCGCTGACCTTCTCGGTGATGGCAACGTCAAGGTGACGTTCTGCCTCACCATCGCCAACATTTCCGCCCCGACCGCTGCCGAGCTGAACGCGGGCGTGGACCTGCAGGAGTTCATCACCAAGGACGGTCTCGGCATCAGCCCGGAGCAGGCCGCGGTGGACAACACCGCACTGGCCTCCCGGGATGAGACGGAGGACGCGGGGACCGTCAAGTACTCGATCGAGCTGACGGTCAAGCGGAAGGAAGTCGCGGTCGAGGACATCGGCTGGGACACGCTCGTGGACCGGCAACTCGGCTACCTGGTGGTGCGCCGCAATATGGCGCACGAGACCGCGTACGCCGCGGGCCAGAACGTCGAGGTGTACCCGGTCCGGTGCGGTCGGCCGAACATGCAGCCGCCTGAGCTGAATGCCGCTCAGCGGTTCGTGTCGAAGCTGTTCAACCACACCACCGCTGACGCTGACGCGCTGGTTGCCGCCTGATGACGTCGATCGACGACCTGCTCGGGCAGATGCGTCTGCCCGAGCGGACCTTCAATCTGTGCACCCGGGCGGACCTGCAGGGCGAGTGGGAGCAGGTAGAGCAGAAGCTCGCACGCGCCGAACTGCAGGCTCGGGATTCGCTCGCGGGCAACTCCAGCGAAGTGCGCCAGCTCGCGTCCCGTGTTCAGGAGTTGGAAGCGGAGATGGCCGCCCACACGGTGGCGATCAAGCTTCGTGCGGTCACTCACAAGACGTGGATGGACCTGCTGGCCAAGTATCCGCCGCGTGAGGGGAACGACAACGACGGCGCCTTCAACAGCGAGACGTTCGGGCCGGGTCTGTTGGCGGCGTGCGCGGTCGACCCGGCGATGAGCGAGGAGCAGGCCGGCAAACTCGTGGACGCCATGTCGACGGGCCAGTGGAACGACCTGTTCCAGACGCTGTGGGGGCTCAACCGGTCCGGGGTTGACGTCCCAAAATCCAGGAGAGCCTCCGAAGCTCTCCAGAACTCGCCGAAGAAGTAGCGCTCGCCGCGGCCTACCGGGTGCCGCGGTCGGTGCTCCTGGGGCGGCAACGCCGCTCGGTCACCGTGTACGAGTACGAGGACGGCCGGCTGGTACGTGCCGTCACCACTCACGATCCGGAGTGGACGGACGAGGACCTCGGGTACGCGAAGGCGCACCGGAGGAACGAGTTCGACAAGTGTCCGGGGTGCGGACTGCCGCTCAGCGAGACGACCGACCCGGAGAACGAGGGAAGGTACGAGGCGCCGCCCCCGATGCGGTGCCATGCCTGCACGCCCTTGGAGCACCGGAAGTCGGAGTACACGGAGTCTCCGCCCGGCCTGCTGTTCCGCGTGTACCTCAAGGTGAAGAAGGCGCTGGTCAGAACCTGATCATTCCCAGCCGGCGCATTCGAGGACCTTCTCCGGGTTCTTCGCGATGCACTCCTGCAACGCCTTCTGCCGCTCCGCGTCCGACTGAGCAGGCTCGGCGGAAAGCGTCCACACCAGGAACGCGACGGGCAGCGACAGCATCGACAGGACGAGCCCGGTGACGGCGAACCATGTGCCGCCCTGGCTTTTCGCCGCCAACGCGATCGTGGCGAGGATGGCGGTGACGAGCGCTACGGCGAGGCCGACGCCTCGCAGCGTAGTCAGCGCCAGCAGCACGGCCACCAGGCCAAGCGCCACTGTCGTGATCGCTAACCCTTGGCCGCGCCGCGGCGCCGCGTGCCCCGCCGGGGCGGGCGCGTAGGACGGCTGCTGCTGCGGCGTGTACTGCTGCCCGTACGGGTTCGGCGGCTGCTGTGGCGGCCCGTACGGCTGCGATGGGGGCTGCTGCGGGCCGGATTGCTGCCATGGCTGCATGAGTGGCTCCTGAGGAAGTAGATGGAGGCGCGGAGTAGACGCGCCTGAAGGTGACGCGGTTTGCACCGTGCCACGACGGAACGTCTGTAGGCCACTGATTCCGCTGGGATTGGGCCCCTTCGATCGGAGGTGAGCCCGATCGCCGACAGGTCCGTAACGGTTGTTCTGAAGGGCGATGTCAAGCCGTTCGTCACCGAGATGAGCAAGGCTGCCCTCGCCGCGAGCAAGTTCCGCGACTCGCTCGGCAAACCGCTGCCCGTCAACATCGATGCGGTCAGCGCTCAGGCGAAGATTCTGCAACTTGAGCGGGACCTAGCCAAGCTACGGGACCGCCGCGACCCGATCCGGCCAGACGTCGACACCGCGCAGGCTCAGGCGAGCCTCGCTGAGTTGCAGCGTCGTATGGCGGACCTGTCGTCACGCACGATCGGTGTTGACCTCGACGCTGGCGCCGCCAAGACCGAGATTGCTGCGATCCAGCGGGACCTGGAGGATCTGAACCGGTCCTCAGCCGACATCGAGGTCCGAGTGGACACGACGCGGGCGCTGGGAGATCTGCGGTCGCTGGAGGCGTCGATGACGTCAGTGTCCAGCCGGTCGGGCCGTGTCAAGGTGGATGCGGATGTCGGCGGGGCACTCGCGGGCATTGCCATGGTCGGCGCGGCGCTGGCCAGCTTGCCGGCGGTGACGACTCTCGCGGTCGGCGTGGGCGCGCTCGGCGGCGCCTTCACCGCGGCGGGCGTAGGAGCGGCCGGGTTCGCCGCCGTGGCCGTCCCCAGTTTGGGTCGCATCAACGAGGCGCTCCAGCAGCAAGCGACCGCCGCTGGTAGCGCGGGCGGTGCGACCAAGAGCGCCGCCCAGTCCGCTGCGGAGGCGGCGTCTCGAGCCCTCCAACTGGAGCAGGCCGAGCGCCGTGTCGCCGACGCCCAGAAGGCCGTCAAGCAGGCCCAAGAGGATCTGACCAGGGCACGCAAGGACGCCAAGCGGGCCAACGAGGACCTCGCGTTTTCTGTCCGGGACGCTGCTCTCGCTGAGGAGGACGCGGCTCTCTCAGTGGAGGAGGCGGCGAGGCGGCTGGCCGAGGTGCGCGCCGACGACGAGTCGACCGACCTGGAGATCCGCCGCGCCGAACTGGCTCATCGGCAGGCGATCGCGCGGCTGGACGAGCAAGAGGTACGCACGAAGCGGCTCCGCGAGGACAAGGCTGAAGCGGACAAGAAGGGCATCGAAGGCAGCGCCCAGGTTCGGGCGGCCCAGGACAAGCTGCTCAAGTCGCAGCAGGACCTCGCCGAGGCGCAGAAGCAGCTCACGGTGCTGCAGCTTCAGCAGAAGGCCGCAACGCAGCAGACAGGGAGCGCGGCGGGCGCTGCGGCCAGCAAGTTCGCCGAACTGTCCAAGGCTGAGCAGGCGCTCGCCAGGGACGTCAAGGCGTTCCAGGACTCCTACGTCAAATGGCAGAGGTCACTCCAGCCGGACGTGTTCCCGGTGATCCGCTCCGGCATGGACCTGATGCGGACCGGGATGGAACTCAGCACGCCGGTCATCAAGTCCAGTTCGAAGGCGTTCAACGGCTTCTTGAAGGAACTCAACTCCGAGCTGAAGACGCAGGAGTGGCGGTCCTTCTTCGACGACCTGGCCGCGACCGCGCCGGGCACGATCGACCGGCTGGGCGACTCGGCGATCAACGTCGGCAACGGCCTCAGAGGCGTGTTCGAGGCGCTGCTGCCGTACAGCGATGACCTGCTGGACATCGTGGTCCGGCTGACGGAGCGGTTCGAGTCGTGGGGTGAGAACCTCGAAGGAAGCCCGGAATTCGAGGAGTTCATCGCCTACGTGCAGGAGAACGGGCCCAAGGTCGCCGAGATCTTCGGCAACCTGGCCACGTTCGCAGGCAAGATCGTGGACGTCGGCGCGGACCTCGGACCAGGCGTCCTGGACTTCATGGTCGTCTTGTCCGAGCGGCTCGCCGGCATGGACCCGGCGCAGATCGAAGCCATCGCCAAGGGCGTCGGCTTGATCTTCGCCGCGGCGAAGCTGGGCACCACCATCAAGCTGGGCGCGCTCGTGCTACTGGCTGACGTCCTGTCGAAGATGTCGCCCGAGCAGATCGAGGCGCTCGCCGTCGCCATCGGCCTCACCATCGCCGCCGTCAAGGGCTACCAGGCCGTCAGCGGAGCGGTCGGCTTCTTCCAGAACCTGTCCGGAGGGATCGACAAGGCCGGCAAGTCCGCAGGTGGCGCCCAGGGCAAACTGTCCGCGCTGGGTGGCGTGTTCGGCAAGGGCGGGCTCATCGCCGCGGCGGTGGCAGGGACCGCTGTCGCCATGGACCAGCTCGGTGACGCCATCTACGGCCTAAACCCTGACCTGGACAAGCTCTCGAAGGGGCTGTCCGACTTCGGGAAGGGTGGCGCGCCGGCAGGGGAACTGCTGGACCAGCTCGGCCCGAAGATGTCCGGCCTGAGTTCAGCGATGGAGACGTTCGGCGACTCGGCAGCCCGGCTGGCGTCAGACAACTGGTTCAACATCGCCGGCAACCAGGTGGCGGGGTTCATCGACTCGTTCGACATCATCACCTTGGACAACGGCAAACAGTCGATCGAAAACATCGACCAGGCGCTGGCGACCATGGTGGCGAACGGTCAGGGCGACCAGGCGGCCAGCGCGTTCAACCGGCTCGCCAGCCAGGCCGCTGCCGCCGGCACGCCCATAGACAAGCTCCGGGAGCTGTTCCCCGAGTACGCGGCGACCTTGGACGGCACGATCCCGCGCACTGGTGAGATGGCGTCGGCCATGTCCACGCTCAAGGTCGAGGTGGATCCGACCGCTGTGGCGATGCAGGCGTTGAACGAGTCGCTCGACATCTACAACGCCAAGACCGACACGGCCCGGCTGACGCTCGAACTGAAGGACGCCTTCAACGAGGCCAAGACGGCGATCGCCGAAGCGGGCGGCAAGCTGGACTTCACCTCGCAGATGACCGATAAGCAGAGGGAAGCCGTCATCAAGGCGCGCGACCAGTTCGCTGGCTACATCGAAAAGGTGCAGGCGGCGGCCAAGGCTGCAGGTGAGATGGCGGGCAAGACCGGCGAAGCCGCCGTCAAGAGCGATGAGGCGAAGGAAGCCATCCTCCGCCAGTTGCCGAGCCTGGGCGAACTCGCGGGCAAGTCGGGCGAGGCGCGCGAGAGGGTCCTCAAGCTGGCTGAGGCGTACGGGATCTCCAGGTCTGACGCGGAGAAGGCGATGAAGTCCGCGAAGGACTTCCAGGAGGTGCTCGACAAGTTCAAGAACCGCGAGATCTACGTGAAGCTGGGCCTGAAAACGGATGAGGCCATCGCAGCGTTCGAGCGGTTCGTGCAGAAGGTCGGCAACCGCTCCCTGGCTGTCGCGTTGACAGCCAAGCAGGAGAAGCCGGCGCGAGCGGGCGGCATCTTCAAGTACGCCGCTGGCGGTCTCCAGGAGTTCGCTGCGGGCGGGAGGAGCACGCCACCGAACATCGCCAGCCAGCCGACGATCTTGTATGGCGAGGGCGCGGACATTGAGGCGTTCATCCCGTACGAGACCAAGTACCGGGATCGGGCGATCGCCCTGCTGGCGCAGGTGGCGAACGACTTCGGGCTCAGCCTCAACAACCAGGAGGCGGCCCGCGGGCTGTCGGACCTGCGTGTCACCATCGACGACTCAGGGCTTGTGATCGCTGACGGGCTCACCGGCGTCATGGGATCCCTGCAGTCCACGATGGGTCAGACGGGCTCGCTGACGTCGTCGATTACCAAGGTCGGCTCCACGGCGGACCAGCTCAACCAGTCGTGGATCGCGGGCTCGGACGTCTTGCAGGACTCGATCAGCAACGTGGCCACGGTCACGGCCGACAGCGTCGAGGTCATGTCCACCTCAGTGGATGGACTGACCGCGTCCGTGAAGGACTTGCTCCTCGGTCTTGCCGCTGCACAGACGGGCGGCAAGGCGGGATCGTCGGGTAAGCCGTCGTCGGCGGTGAAGTCGGCGCTGGACCTGCTGGCGAAGAAGGCGCAGCAGATCACCGGCAAGGCCGGGTCGAAGAAGCCGTCCAACATGATCGAGGGCGACTATGGGTCGTCGGGCACGCCGGATTGGACGCCCGGCGCCTACTCGGCGATCAGCTACGGGACGCCGGTGAACGCTTCTCGGGTGTCTGCTCCCCAGCAGATGCCGGCGTCGTCGTACGGCGGCGGCTCGTCCAACAGCGGCAGCAGCTCGGCGGGCGGTGGTTCGTCCACCGTCTCCAAGGGCGGCTCGCTGGTGCAGATCCTGGGCGACATGGTCGTCAGGGAGCAAGCGGACGTCGACCGGGTGGCCGCCAGCCTGTACTCGCGTCTCGGCTCCAAGGGCCCGTAACCCCTCATCTCGGAAGCCCCGGCCCGGCGCGGTCCGGGGCTTCGTCATTTCCCACACCTTTCAGCAAGGGAGGCGGTTCGGCATGCCCGGACTTATCGCCGCTACGGCGGCGGACCTGGCCCGGCTCAGGTCGGTCCAGCACATCCGCGGCGGTCGCACCGCCGCCACACAGGACCAGCGGCGCGAGTTCCGCGACGAGCGGGGCCGTCTGGTGCAGGTGGTGACGGACCAGCTCGGTAACCGGGTGCGGCGCCGCCGGGTCGGGCGTGAGGGCGAAGCGCAGGACGTGAAGATCCTCAACGTGCAGACCGTGGTCGGGCAGATCCCCGCCCACCTCGTGAACTGGGAGAGGTTCCAGTGACCAGCGCACGAGTGGCGGCGATGCACGCGCGGCGGGGCCTGGAGTTCCTGGACGTCTGCGAGGGCTACGAGCAGCGTCTCGCCGCCGCCAAGCAGGCCGTGAAGGACGCCACAGGTGAGCAGCAGGCCGAGGCGGTGGCCGCGCTGAAGACGGCCAAGGCCGAGATGCGCGGCTTCCGGGAGTGGGCGCGCACGGTCGGCCGTCCGCCCGAGGGAGTGCCCGGCAGGGACGCGACGATCAGGATCGGAGGGCCGGTCTCCCATGGCATGGACCGCTAGCGGCTGGTACGCCGACACGATCGTGGACGCGCTCGGCGTCGCCCAGTTCACGCTCGACCTGGACGACGACACGCACAAGCTGGCGCTGTACGACAACACGGTCACCCCGAACTTCGCGACCGACCAGTCGTACAGCACGAGCGGCGAAATCACCGGCACCGGTTACACAGCCGGCGGCCTGGCGATCGCGTCCGCCACGTTCACCGTCACGACCAGCGGAGGCACGTTCGCCACGTGGGACGGCAACGACGTCCAGTGGACCGACAGCACGCTGACCGGCGTCAGGGGTGGTATCGCCTATGCGGATGGCGAGACGCCGAAGAGGTTGATTCTCGGGATCGACTTCGGGAGCGCCTATACAACTGCCTCGGGCACTCTGCTCGTGGCCTTCAACGCCAGCGGAATTGGTCGCGTGAACGTCATCAGCGCATAGCAACGTCAACCACCTGACCTGCGCATAGTCGCCGCCTGCGGGCGGCCTTTCCATGCCCGCCCGTCCTGTGAGCGAAAAGGGGGCGGGTGTGGCGTCACCTTCTGTCCGGTCTGTGTCCACGGCCAACGGGTCCGGGCCGAGCGTCAACTGCTCGCGGCCGACCGGCACGGTGCAGGGCGACATCCTGCTGGCGTGGCAGTCCGACACCACTGGCGCGTTGACGGACATGACGACGCCGACCGGCGGCGCGGCGTGGACGTTGCTCATCTCGCGCGGCGACACCAACTCCGGTAGCGATATCCGGACGAAGATCTGGTGGAAGGTCGCCGGGGCGTCGGAGCCATCCACATATGGGTTCGCGTTCAACGCGTCCACGTTCGGCCCCAACGTCACCATTGCCGCCATCCAGAACGCCGCCACGAGCACGCCGGTGTCGGCGGGGGTATCGACGCTTGCGGGCCTCAACATCGCCACCCCGGGCGTGACGCCGCCGGACGCGGCCAGCCTGGAGATCCGCTACGTCGCGGTGAACACGGGCGAGCAGTTCATCGCGATCGCTACCCCGGCCGGGTTCACGAACCTGGGTGCGGCGTCCCAGGGCAACGGCTTCACGATGCAGGCGGGCGCACGCCGCACGCTCGCCTCCGGCGCAGCTACGGGCACGGTCAACTTCGCTGCTGACGTGGCACCGCTCGCCTGGCACGGGTTCACCGTCGCCCTGGCGACGGGATCTGTGGACGCCACCGCGACGCCTGCCGTGGTGGCGGCTGCCGGCGAGGTACCGGCACCGACCATTCAGGCAGGGCAGACGGCGTCACCCGCGGTGGTGGGCGCGACGGCGCAGGTCCCCGCGCCGGCCATCCACGCCGACCAGACGGCCTCGCCTGCGGTCGTCGGAGCGTCCGCCCAGGTGTTGGCCCCGAACGTTGTCGCCGGGGACGCTGAACTCGTCGAACCTGCTGTGGTGGAGGCGTCCGGCGACATCCCGGCACCGTCGATCACGGCGATCCAGAACGCCGTCGCCTCCCCGGCCGTTGTGGATGCTGGGGCTGACGTGCCAGCTCCGGCGGTGGCGGCTTCTGTGACGGTGGCGCCCGCTGTCGTGCAGGCGCAGGGTGTGGTGCCGTCTCCGGGCGTGTCCGTGCCGATCCTGCCCGGCGACCTGATCACCGCTGACGGGCAGGCCGAATGGGGCGGAACCGCCCTGTGGGGTGCGGGCACCTCGTACGCGCTGCTGGAAATCACCGGCTGGGACGCCAAACCTCGTGTGGATTCGCTCACGGCGGAAGAGGCCGGCAGGCATGGCGCGTACGCGGGCCGGTCCTACCTGCAGCGCCGGATCGTCACGGTGAAGCTTCAGGTGCAGTCGTTGTCGGATCCGACACAGGTGTCCAGCCTGCTCGCTCAGCTCCGCTACGACACGAGGACGTTGCGCGACAACACGCTGTGGACGCTGGTGGTGCGCGGCTACACCGAGACGCTGATGGTGTTCGGGAAGGCGATCGACCGGACCGGGGTGATGGACCGGGACTGGTCGATCGGCGCTCCAGAGCCGGTTATCACGATCGAGTGCCCGGACCCGCGGCGCTACAGCCTCGCCCAGCACTCCGCAGTAATCCCGGCGAACGCGTCCGGCCCCACAGCGATCGTCAACGACGGCGACCTGTACACGAACCCCACCTTGCGGTTCACGGGACCGGCCACGAACCCGATGATCGTGAACGAGACGCTGGACAGAATCCTCGCCTTCGACATCACGCTCGGCGCCGGCGAACTCCTCGTCGTGGACACCCAGCTCGGCAAGGCGACGATCGGCGACGCCGACCATGAGAACGATCTGGCGGACACGATTTCGGTCCCGTTGAAGGAATGGTTCGCCGAAGTCGGATCCAACGACATCAGCTACGAGACCGACTCCGGCGGCACAGCAGGCGTAGAGATCCTGTGGCGCGACGCCTACGAATAACCCCCTCACACCTTCTGAACTGCGGCGACGGGACGGGGGTGGGCTGTGGCGATCCTCCGCTCCGTCTCCTCCACCGGCAGCAGCAACCCGGTCTTCACCTGCCCCAAACCGCCCGGCGTCCAGCAGGGTGATGTCCTGATCGCCTTCCAGACGTGTGACGCTGTCGGCGACGGCGACATGTCGGTGCCGACCGGCGGCACCACCTGGCAGTTGCTCGGGCAGCGCAGTCAGATCGAGTGGGCTGGGACGCGTGTCTGGTGGAAGGTCGCCGGGCCGTCCGAGCCCGTCTCGTACCGGTTCACGCAGAGCGGCGTGGACCCCGATTTCCCATTCCTGTTCTCCGGCGGTGTCGTCGCGATCGCCGCCATCTCGGACGCGGACGGCACGACACCGCTGATCGCGTCGCTGGAAAACGGCGCCGACAACAACGTCGGCTGCCCCAGTGTCGCCGCGACGAACGCTCCGGGTGTGACGCTGCGCTGGGCAGCCGCAGCGAACAACAGCGGCACGTGGACGCCTCCACCCGGCCATGCCGAGCAGGCTGACCGCAGGCAGGATAATTCGACGGCGTCTCTTGCGTCCCGGACGCGCACCACCGCAGGGTCGACCGGAACCGCCAGCTTCACGTACGTCTCCGACATCACGCTCACGCAGTCGCATGGGTTCACCGTGGACGTGGGCGGCAGCAGCGTCCCGCAGCCGGAACCGCCGAGCATCCCGCCGTCGCAGGACATCCACTACAAGTACGTGTTCTGCGATCTCCTCACCGATGACTACGTGGCCACCTTGGACCTGGATGACGTCACGTACACGCGGGTGATTGGGGAGCCGGGGACTTTCTCGGCGACCGTGAACGTGGTCAACTCCGACATCGCCGACACCGTGGCCAAGGTCGTGCCGCGCTGGGTGGACGACCCGACAGAGCCGGACAGCCTCTCGACGGGGCCGGGCCGCACCCTGTGCCACGTCTACCGCAACGGGATCGTGTGGGGAAGCTACGTCATCTGGAGAGCCGCCGTCGCATCCGATGGGCGCGGCGCCATCAAGGTGTCCCTCAACGGGTCCACCTTGGAGAGCTACCTGAACGCCGTGGAGATCCGGCAGGACTACTCGTACGAGAGCGTGGATCAGTTCGAGATCGCCCGCGGGCTGATCTCGGAGATGCAGGCCCTGTCGTCGGCGGACATCGGGCTGACGCTCCCTGTGGGGGCGTCCGGCGTCAACCGGGACAGGACCTACCTGGCGTCCGAGGGCGGCACGTTCGGGCAGCGGCTCAAGGAGCTTGCTGACGTCGATGACGGGTTCGAATGGCTGCTCGCCACATCAGACCCTGGCACGGGCACCCGCGTACGTGAGTTGAAGCTTGGCTACCCGAAGCTCGGCACACAGACAGATCACGTGTTCGCGCAGCCCGGCAACGTCCTGTCGTGGTCGCAGGAGACCGACGGGATCCGGGGCGCCACGTCGTACCGGGCCAGGGGCGAGAGCGTCTCCACGGACGCCTCAACCCGCTCTGAGCCGCTCATGTCGTCGCCGCAGAACGCCACGGCGCACCTGCTGGCGGGCTGGCCGAGGATCGACAAGACCGTGGACTACAGCACGGTCAAAGAGGTCGGCACCCTCAACGCGTACGCGATGCGGTGGGCTGGCGAGAGGCCCGGAGCGGTGCGCGTCCACCAGATCAGCGTCCGCCTGGATGACACCGACTGGACGCCGCAGAACCTGGGCGACTACGCGCGCGTGATCCTCGTCAACGACTGGTGGCCCATCCGCTCGGGCGGCGCCTCGTTCAACCACAGGTGGCGGGTCATCGGCATCTCCGTGCGCGCCACCAACCGCAGCAGCCAGGAGTCCGCGACGTTCGTGTTCGAGGAAGAAGTGGAGATCTGAGCGATGCCGCTGCCGCAGCCTGAGGACGTCATGGACCGCATCCGCGCCCTGGAGCAGGCGGTCAGAGAACTCCGCTCCTCTGTCACCAACCAGGGCGGATTCACCGAGGCCAGCCAAGGGTGGAAAATCCCCAACCAGACGCTGCCGTCCACACCGGACAGCGGCGGCCACCTGACCGCCAACGGCGACGAGCCGATGTGGAGCGGCGCTGACGGATCCGTCTACTCCCTCAAACCATCGCCACCCTTCACTCCGGGTGCTGCTGTGGCGAGCCCGCCGGTTTTCACCAGCCCGTCATCGCCGCCCGAGGTGACGGTGTCCGTCTACCAGGACCTGCGCAATGATGCTCAGCTCGCGCGGGGTGTCCTCGTGACGCTGCTTCAGTCGCTGCGGGCCGCCAACATCATCAACTCCTGACGGACGCCCCCCTTGAACGTGGCCGCCCGCGTATCGACTCCTCAGCTCTGAACGGTGGCTGGCGTCGGTAGAGGGAAACGCGGGCGGCCACTCATTACTTGTCAGAGCGGCTGCTTCTTCGTTCCCGCCAGGCGCGAAAAGTTAGTCCGACAACCACGACGGCAACGGAGCCGGCACCGGTCAGCAACGCGTCGGAGATGTCCCCGTGGATGAGGAACGGAACCACAGCCAGGGCAGCAGCCACGATCGCTGCGACCGCAGCCAGGATCAGCGCGGCCAGCCCATACCGCAGCGCCCTTTTCAAGATCTCATCCCCACGTGCGGAGTTTAGCCGCGAGGTCTATCTCCTTGATCGGTGCCGCCCGGGTCTTGAGGGTGCTCCCGGGCGGCACCTCCACCCATCCCAGCTCAACGATCCGAGGTGCGTGTGCAGGACCCGAACATCATCGGCATCCTTCTCAACGCCGGTCTGGCCGGGCTCGCATTCATCCTGTTTCTCAAGGGCTGGATAGCGCCGAAACCCACCGTGGACAGGCTGGTCAAGGAGATCGAGCAGTGGCGCAAGCTGTACGACACCGAACGCGCCGCCCACGACCTCACCAGGAAGGCCCACGCCGAAGAGACCCGCGCCGCGCTCCAAGCCGCGGCCGAAGGCAGCCAGACAGCGATGGCGCTGCTGGAAGAGATCCGCAAGCGCCAGAGCGAGGCCCAGCGATGACGCCAGAGGAAGAGATCAGACGCGCCGAACGCGAGGCTGCCGAGTCGAAACTCCGCGCCCAGCAGGACCTCCGGCAGGCGCGTGAACGAGCCGGACGCGCCCGCTCCATCGCCCAGAGGCTGCGGGAACTCCGCGAGGCGAACGGGTTCAGCGCCCTCCTCGACGATGCGTTCGGAGGCGGGCATGCATGACGAGCTGTACCTCATCGGCAGCGTCCTCCTGATCGTGACGTCGCTGCTCGCGCTCGCCTGCGTGGCCGCTCAGGCGCTGCTGGCCCGCTGGTGGGAGACGCCTGGCGGCAGGCACGTGATGGCGTTCCAATCCGTCCTGGCAGCCGTCCTGGCGCTGTGGGCGCTGCGGGTGTGGATCCCGGACAGCGACCTGATCCGGACGCTGCGGTCCATCGCGTTCGCCGGCGTACCGGTGGTGCTCGGCTGGCGGCTCCTCATCATCCTCAAGACCTGGCGCGAGAAGCGCCGCGAGCACACGCGGAAGGAGGCGTGATGCCCTACCTGACGCAACTCGCCAAGGTGGCCCGGCGTACGGGCTGCCCCGTGACAGAGGTGGCGGGGTGGAAGACGCGCGGCCACGGTCCGCTTCAAGAGGTCGATGGGGTGGTCTGCCACCACACCGCGGGCTGGAACGACATGCACGTGGTCCGAGACGGACGACCAGGCTTGGACGGTCCGCTCTCCCAGATCTGGCTGAGGCGCGACGGCCGGATCTTCATCGTCGCCGCAGGCCGGTGCTGGCACAACGCACCAAGCCTGTCGTTGGGGCACACCAACAGCCGGTCCATCGGCATCGAGGCGGAGAACGACGGCCGGACGCCATGGCCGAAGGTGCAACTCGACGCCTACAAGCGGCTGTGCGCTGAGTTGTGCCGCGAGTTCGGTCTGCCGGTGTCCACCGTGAAGGGGCACAAGGAGGTCAACGCCTCGAAGCCCGACCCTCACTCGATCAACATGAACAACTTCCGCCGGGACGTCGCCGCGCTGTTGCGTGGCGAGCCCGCGGCGCCGGCCGACGACCTGAGCTGGACGGAGAAGCTTGTGAAGGATCTGCCCCTGCTGCGGCCCGGGGACGACAACTGGGACGTCAAGACGGCGCGCGGCCTGCTGAACGCCCGCGGCTATCTGCCTGAGGCTGTGTACGCCGCGGCGGGGTTGAAGGAGTGGCTGGACCGCACCGGGTACGACGATGAGTTCGTCAAGCTCATCAAGGGCTTCCAGAAGCTGAAGAAGCTCGACTCGGACGGCCTGGTCGGTCCTCTGACGTGGGCCGCCTTGGCGAGGGTGTCGTGAGCGACGGCCTGTGGCTGCGCTGGTGGCACACCCTCTACCCATCCCTACTTCCGCGGCATCCCGAGCCCGCGGAGAACGAGCCCGGAGACGGGCGCATTCCGAGCCTCATCGACGAGGCCAACTAACGAGCCGTATTCAAGGCTCACGTGAAGCGTCCCCGCAGGTGCGAGGGCGCTTCTTCTGTATTCACCTCTCAAGGAGAGCATCCTCATGCGTCTCAACAAGAGCGCGCTTCTGTTCGCTGCCGTCGTCGCCGCTGCTGGCCTCGCAGGCAGCCCGGCCTCGGCCTCCACGTCCGCCCTGGACCTGCCTGCGGGCGCCCTGACGATCGTCGAGGTCGGCACGGACGCGATGGGCAGCGACACATGGGCCAACCGGAACCGCGAGTTCGTCACCTTCAAGGTCACGGGCGGTGCACCGGTCGACGTCGACGGTCTCGTGGTCCAGGACAACTGGTCGAAGAACAACACGAACCCGCACACCTGCAACAAGTACACGGTCACCGGCCTGCCCGGTCAGGGCTCAGCCGCGATGCTGCAGCCCGGCGAGACCGTCACCGTGTTCAACGGCTCCCGGTGGGGCGGCAACTACAAGAACGGCACCGAGTACCGGCTGTACGCCAAGAGCGACGTCGACTGCGGAGCTTCCGGCCACTTCCTCAACAACGACGCCGACTCGGTGTGGCTGACCTCGGGCGCCACGCAGGTGGCCAGTAAGTCGTGGGACTGGAACGGCGGCTACACCGTCAACTAGGGAGGCCCTCATGCCTACGATCTTTGGTCGCGAGCCCGCGGTCATCCTGGGTTTCCTGAGCGCCGGTCTGCAGATGCTGACGGCGTTCGTGCTGCCTCTCACGCAGGAGCAGGTAGGCGCCCTGAACGCCATCTTCGCTGCGGCGATCGGCGTGTGGACCGCGATCGTCACCCGGGCCGCGGACGGCGGCAGCTCCATCCATTCGGCGGTGCTGGGCTTCGCTCAGGCGGCCATCACGGTGGCGCTGGTGTTCGGTCTGGCCCTGTCGGATGAGCAGACGGCGGCCATCATGGCGTTCGTCGCCATGGCGGCCAGCATGTTCGTGCGGCAGAACGTGTCGCCGAAGCCGGCTGTACGCTGAGCCAGCCAGAGGCGCTGAAGCGCCGTCTGGAGGCATCGTCTCGTTGCTGCTGCGGGCGGCGAGCCATGCCATGAGGGGCCGGGTCATCCTTCGGGGTGGCCCGGCCCCTCTTTCGCGTCCACCTCCCAGAACTGGGAGATGCTGGGAGCAGACCGGGAGGTGGCATGGACGACCCCGAGATCGTCAGGTGGCACGACGGGCGAGACGTCTACGTCTATCCGAATGGAGACCGCTTCTACGTGGACGAGATCGAAGCCATGCGGGCCGGCGCAGAGGAGAGACGTAACCAGCCGCTGAAGGTGGACAGCATCGAGGACATCGGCCGGATGTATCTGGAGGCCAGAGCGAAGGCCGCCAACCCGCCACTCATCTCCCGCAACGTCGCCGTGCTGCTCGGCATCCCGCTCGATGACCCAGACGTAGAGCAGCCATCAAATGCCCATTCAGAGGGCTGATCTGCGGGACTTGAGTAGCCCGCGCGCCAGCGAAACAAACTAATCAAACAGCCGCATACTTGATGTGCGCGACCAACGCATCGGCCCCTGTTGGGTGGCTGACCTTGCCCCCGCTCTGGTCCTCACGGACCGGGGCGGGGGCTTCTTCGTGTTGTACGGCCTCTACTCGGATTCCTTCACGAGCCGCTTGAACTCGGCCCAGAACTCCGGGCTACTGTTCGCCTGCAGGCTGCGGAGGGCTGATGACGCATCATCAAGGCGGACAGGGATGCGGCGTCGACGAATGCCGGCCGCAATGGCGGCCGCGTGGACGCTCTTCTCGCCGCGCTGGACCGCGGCAAGTTCCTCAGGGGCTTCCCTAGCCAAGCGGGCAACATCTCTACCAGTAGTGTCGTCCGCCAGACTTGACGGTGATTCACCGTCAAGTAAGTCGGTGCGGGCCCCACGACCTCGGGCCTTGGCCGTACGCAAAAGAATCAGCAGTTCCGGATCGTCAGTGCCAACGATCCTCTCGATTAGATCCATCGACGCTCCCAAGCCCTCGGTAGCCGGGGTAGTGACGAAATCCCCGAAAGACTTGAACGCCACGATGCTCCTAGACTTGGCGTCATATCGCTCCCGCCACGCCTCGGTCTCGAGCACCTTCTTGAGTAGGCGGGGTACGTAGGCCAGTCCGGATTCGCCGTTGTGGACGGCGCCGCGGAGATCGGTGATCAGGTGGTCGTTCTCCACACGAAGATCCACGGTCATTCGGCTTCCTTTCCGGGGGCAGTGCCGGTAGCGAGCCACTGCTGCGCGTAGCGCAGGCGACGCTCGAGCTGCTCTTCGCTGCACTGCCGTACGCCTCGCGATACGGACACGCCGACCAGCTTGTTGAGGTGCCCGTTGACTTTGCTGTGGGGGATGTCGAGGGCGCGGGCGATGCGCTGGGCGGCGGTGTTGTTGCTCTTCTTCAGCTTCTCCTTGCGCTCGAAGGGTGCTTCGGTTGTCTCGAACGAGGGCGCTGGAGCGGTCGGCGCGGTTGTGCCTGCATTGCGGAGCAGCTTGGCAACGAGCGCCGTCGGCATGGCTACCGTGGTGGGGTCCATGCGCTTGATCTGCTCGGCGTTGGCCAGTTCCACCGGCGTGATGGTGTCCGAGTCGACAATCACGCCCTCGTCGGTGGGTGTGGCCGAGATCGGAGAGAACAGGGAGAACAAGGGCTGCTCTCCCGAGGGGCCGGCGTTGGCTTCGCTCTCTCCGAGGAGTTCTGCTTCCTGCTGGTCGAGGATGTGGTCGCGCTGCTGCTTGATCTGCGCGGCCATCTCGCGGAGTCTCGCGTCGTCAGGAATGTAGAGGTATGCGGTCGGGTCGTCTTCGCCGGGGCGGATTCGCACGAGCCGGCCGACCACCTGGCGGAAGAACAGCTCCGTGATCCATGGGGTGGCGTACACGCCGACGCGGAGCCGCGGGATGTCGACACCTTCGCTGACCTTGCGAATGGTGACGATCCACGCTGCTGTCGAGGACTTGAAGGTCTTGATCCTCTCATCCGCGTCGGGCTCGTCGGTGATGGCGAGCACCGGTGATTGACCGAGGGCGGTGAGCAGCTTGACGACCTCGCGGGCGGTGAAGGAGTCTTCACAGAACACGATGCCGCCGGCCTGCGGGTCAACCGTTCGCAGCTCGCTCAACTGTGCGTCGGCCTCCTTGAGCACCGATGGCAGCCAGTCGCCCGTCGGCGACAGCGCGGTGCGCAGGCGGTGGGCGGCCTCGCGGTCGTTGAGTTGATCCTCGAAGGTCGCTCTGCGGGAGTCGCCGTTCGGAGCGGTCCATTCCATGAGGCCGCCGCGGCGCGGGAAGAAGACCGCGCGGACCACGCCGTCGGCCAGTGCCCGGTCGTAGCCGTAGCGGAAGTCCGGGGCGCCGACCCCATCCACGTAGTTGACGAAGGGGATCTCGTCGTTGTCGGACCGGAAGGGCGTGCCCGAGAGGAGGAGCTTCGCGGTGGCCGGCTGGAAGGCGGTGCGGACGCCAGCTCCCCATGCTCGATCGTCTCCGCCGCAGTGGTGGATCTCGTCGAGGATGACGAGGGTTGGCTTCTCGGAGATGAGCTTGCGATAGATCTGCGGCTGTTTGGCGATCTCCGCGTATGTGGCGGCGCACCCTTGCTCGTCGGAGGCGAGACGTCCGTCGGCGGCCTGCCACCCCGGGTTGATGCTGACACCCTGCTTGCCGAACTCCTCGGCCCACTGGCCTTCCAGACGCGCGGTCGGCACGGCGATGACGATGCGCTGGACGCGCCCCGATGCCAGCGCCCGGCAGGCGACTTCGATCGCCAGCCTTGTCTTCCCCGCGCCAGGGGTGGCCTCGACGAGGAAGCCGTTGCCCTCACGAGGCGTCCAGAGGCTGTACTCCCTGAGGGCGTCCTCTTGCCAAGCCCTGAGCTGACTCATGCGATCCCCTTTCTGGAGATTGCATCCGGGGCACAACGCTTCACCGTTGGTCACGTCCGTAGCGCCGCCTCTGGAGTGAGGCATGACGTGATCGCCGTGCCAGCCTGGCTGTAGCTCCTCACCGCAGCGTGCGCAGCGGCCGTTCGTAGCCAGGAAGAGGGCGGCCCTCTGGGATTGGTTGAAACGGCGGCTCACCGCGCGCCTCCCCCGAAGCATGACGCGGCGGCGTTCCCGTTAACGCACACTGAACCGCGCTGACTCGTGAGGCACAAGGATGCATGAATCAACGCCGCTCTGTAGCGATTCACCACCAGACGCGAAGGGTTCTCATGGATGAACCTAAAGTGATAGGCACACCAAGCAAGCGCCTTCCGAAGATCATCGTTACAAAATTGATGGCTTATATGTGATGCAAATCACTGCATTCTCTGCGCATCTGGTAGATGATGCTCGCCTTCAATGATCGTTTCGGCTCTGATGATTCTTTTCACGCTGCGTCATGCTGACCGCTCCCCGTACAACTCCCGCACCGCCTCACTCACCTCAGGTGGTACAGGCTCGGTCTCCTGGATGTGGTCCACCAGCGCGGCCCGGAGCCTCGCGCCTGCCATGAGCTCGTCGGCCTGCTGTTGATCCATGAGCGACATCGTGGCCCCAGTACGTGATCACCCGCAGGCGTGTCCGTAGGATCCCGTTTATGGCCGACCTCGACATCCCAGAAGAAGTGATCGCTGCCCAGCGGGCGTACGACGAAGCGGACGCTGAAGTGCACCGCATCGTCGCCTCCATGCCGTCCGGGAGTGCGGTCGCCGCAGGCGAGGCGGAGATCCCAGACGACCTGGCAGACGAGCTGCACCGGGCACGGATGGCCCGGCTGGACCGCATGGAAGAGCTACGAAACCTGCCATGGTGGGACGAGGTGGAATCGGTGCTGAAGGCGGAGATGGCACTGAGGAAAGCGGCCCGTGGTGACGGACCTCAGGACGCGGCATGACGGTCGGCGGGGAAGTCCAGCACTTCGACTAGGTCTGCGAGGTCGCCCACGTGGTGGAGGACGCCTGCCAGGTTGCCGTAGTAGCCGAGCAGGTAGCGGCGCTTCCCTACGGTTTGGGTGACCTTGAAGCGCTGGTAGCCGTTCAGCACGATGACCTCGATCTCGATGCCTCGGGGTCCTCGCCAGCGTGTCACGCCAACAGAGTAAGCAAACCGGACAAACGAATACAATCCGGACCTACGGGTATGGGGTTCGATGGGATCGACCACCCACCAGAACGCCTCGGCTAGCAGGGGGAAGCCGGGGCGTTCGTATGAGAAGACCCCGGCCGCGAGGTTCGGGCGGCCGGGGCTGGATATGTGAACACCGCTAACGGTGCTGGGTGCGGGCCGGTGTCAGCTCTGCTGCTGTGACGCCGGATCCGACTTGATCTCCTGCAGTCTCACCATGGCCTCTTGCGCTCTGCGCGCATCGGGCGCCGTCAGGTATCTGGAGATTTCGTCGCGGATCTTCTCTTCCGCTTCCTGGGTCCAGTCGGACGACATGTGCTCTTCTCCTTTCGTCGATGATGGGGGCGCCGATATGTGGACACCCTCAAGGGGTGCTGGTCAACGAGGTGGTTCCTCGCCGAACTTCTCGTCCGCCCACTCCTCGACGCGGCGGGCGGTTTCGGCCGTGATGTGGGCGGCCACCCCGGTCAGGGCAACGGCTGCTGCTGGGCGGGCTTCCGCCACGGTCACGTCCTGGCGTGCGGAGTTGTGGCCTCATGGCGGGTAGCCGTGCCGCTCAAGCGCATCCTCCACGTAGTCGATCTCCGCTTTCGTGCACTTCGCCCGCGCCCGGTAGTACCGGTCTCGGTTGGCTTCGAAGTCGTCGCCGTCGGGGTCGCCTCCGTACCAGGTCATGCCGAGCTTGAGCAGGTTGCGCACCAGGTTCCGCCGCAGCGGCGGCGGGTCGGGGCTCGGAGTCTTCTTGTTGCTGAACAAGCCCATGACAGGTCTCCGTTCTCGTTGCGTGGCTACTCTGGCGCCCACCAAGTCGTGGCGAGCGCTCGCAAGGTCAGCGGTCGGACGCTGGGCCTTCCTTCGCCCAGGGCGCGTCGATGGTGTGGCCCTTGTCGCACGCCCCGTTGTAGGGCCCGTTCTTGTTCCTGCTGGTCATTGATGCGTCCGCGCCGCAGCCCGCTACTGGGCAGGGCAACGTAGCCAGAAAGCTGCCGTCGCTGCACTCCTGAACCAGCATGTTTCTGATCGCGCGATCACCCACGATTGGCCTCCTTGAGGCGAGGTGGAGCTGACTGCTCCGGAAGCCCGCCACAGCCCCCGCGGTGGCGAGCACCCGCAACAGTCACCCCCGTCAGGCGACGAACGCGTTGAAAAACACGGCCAACTGGTTGGCGCCCGTGAGGATCCCGTCAAACACGCCGTTCACAGCAGCAGCAGCACTGGTGGGGCGAGAGAACAGGTAGAACAGCGCGAACCCGGCGGCGACGTACAGGACCACCTTCTTGGCTTTACCGTGACCCATGATCAGGTCCTTTCGGTGTGATGAGGCTTGAGGGAGCGGACGCTCCGGGCCGCTCTCCTGACCCGCGGGGAAGTGGGGGTCAGGAGAGCGCACCCGCAACAGCCGCTCAGTCGTGCTGGTGGATGCGGAGACGCTTCATTTCGGCGAGAGCGCCTGCGGTGGTGGTGACGCCCACCACTCGGACGGTCTCGCCGCAGCCGCCGCAGTGGATCGCGACGTGAGCCACGCCGTTGACCCACCGCACAGGGTGGTCGAGAGGCGGAACGGACTTGCTCATCGGCCCTCCTGGGTGTCGGTGCAGGCGCCTCCGCAGGGGAGTGCCGGTCGGTAGTGGGCGGCCATGCAGGCACTGATTGCCGCCTCCAGTGGGCGGCCTTGCCTGGTGAAGGACTCGGCGGCCTTATCGGCCCCGTCGGCAGCGGCGCGGAGATCGATTCGGTGAGGCATCAGCCGAACCACTTCCGTAGGCCCTTGGGGCGGGCGCCAGCACGGAGGAGCTCGTTCTCCTTGAGCTGGGCCGCCTTCCGCTTGCCGAAGGTGCGGACCAACGTCTCTTCGGCCTTGCGCCGCTCGGCGCCGGTCACGCCGTGACCGTTGGCGGCCCTGGCGAGCTTGCTGGCTTCGCCGGCCTGCTGAGCCTGTCCCTTGGCCTTGGCCAGCTTCTCGGGCGGCATCCTGTCGAACATGATTCCTTCTTTCTTGATCGGTTGAGTCGGGTATTGCGGTGCGGGTGAACTGGTGGGGACGCAGCGTGGGGGATCTACTCAGGCGGCCGGGACGGCGAGTTGGCGACTCGGATAAGGCACCAGACCCCTGCGACGATCAGCACGCCGACCACGACCAGGACCGGCACGCGAAGTGCTGGGTTGGCGACAGCCAGCACCAGCGCGCACGGCATCCCGATCACGGCTACGACGATCAATCCCAAGATCTTCACGAGGTCCATGTGACCTCCCATCGGTTGATTGGAGCGGATGCTCCAGGCCCACGCCCGACACGGATGCCGGTCGGGCGTGCACCTGCAGCCGCCGCTACGCCACCGCGGACACCGGGGACTGCTGGGAGCGGGCACGCCCGCGGACCGCGGTCTTCAGCCCGGCAGCGGGCGCGAACTTGACCGTCCACGACTCGCCGATCCGCATCGGCTGCCCGGTCTGCGGGTGGCGGCCGTCACGGGCCGGCGTGTGCTTGCGCTTGAAGCTGCCGAAGAACTGGATGGCGACCTCGCCGCCGTCGGACACCTCGGCCTGGATGGTCTCGGTGATCCCGGCGAGGACGTCGGCGACGGCCTGGCGTGAGTGGCCGGTCCGGCGGGCGACGGCGGCGATCAGTTCGGTCTTGTTCATGATCTGGTTCCTTCTGATGTGTGGGGAGCGGGATGCTCCGGACACCCCTCCCGAAGATCGGGGGAGAGGTCTCCGCAACCACCGCGAGTGACCGTCTGGGAGGTGCAGTCGAGGGGGCGTCTCGTGCGCTGCAAGGGTTAAGGGGCGCTGAGGAAGGTTAAATTTTTAGTCCCTGGGTTAAATCCGGCGATCAGGCCGTTGACCAGGGAGAAGTTAAACGCGGTACGGGGTTAAGCGGGTTAAGCGAAGGGCTACATGAAGGGCTTGGAAGGCGATGGCTGAACGGCCTCCGCTTAACCCGCGCCGTCTTCGTCGGCGGCTCCGGCTGCGGCAATCTCGGCCATGCGGCCACGGATGGTGATCGGATCGATGAGGTGGCGGTTCTTCGACGAGGGCACCTTGACGCCGAGCGCATCGAGCTCGCGCACCAGCTCCAGGCGGTCGCGAAGCAGCGCGTAGGGGCGATGCCGCGAGTACGTGGACTTCAGGGCGGCCAGCGCCTGAGCGGCCGGCACTGGGTCGGCGCCGATCACGTCAAGCAGGTCCGCCAGCAGGTCCCGCCTCTCATCGTCGAAGGAGGTGCCGCCGAGGATTGCCTTCTCGCGTATCGCCATCGCCCGTGCCACGACGGAGCCCATCTCGGCGTAGGGCACGTAGTAGGTGCGCAGCAGGCCGGCCTTGGCCTGGAAACCGGTGGCCATGCAGGTGCCGATGTCGCCTGGCCCTTCCTCTGTCTTCGGTTCCAGCCCTACGGCGGAGATGCCTTGCTTGTATGAGCCGGTGCCGAGTACCGCGTCGTTCGACGTCTGATCGCCGATGGCGAAGCACGCCTTGTTGGAGATGACTGCCATCAGCTTGCGAGGCAGCGACGCCGACGACGGCTCGGGAGTGGCGAAGATCAAGGTGACGGCGTACTTGCGGGCGGCACCCATCAGCTTCACGCACAGTTCCTCGGCTTCCTCCCCATACTCCTCGTGGAGGAATAGTGCCTGGCATTCGTCGATGACGATGATGCGCGGGCGTAGCCGTGCGTCCTTCTCGGCGAGTTCCCTGGTCACCGCGGGCGCGCCGTGCTCCTTCAGCGCGTTGCCGCGGACGCTGAGTTCGGCGTAGGCGTCGCGCAGCAGGAACAGGCACGCCTCGACGACCTCGTCACCCGGGCCGGTGAGCAGAGTCCGCAGCCGGGGCTTGAGCGGGTCGTAATCGGCGTTCGTGGCGAACACGAACACGTCCACCTCGACCAGCCAGTCCAGGATGGCCCCCAGCAGCAGCGTGAGGATCATCGTGGACTTGCCGGAGCCCATCATGCCCGCCAGCGCATAGTTCTTCTGGAACAGCAGCCCGATGACGGTCTTGCCGCGAATGTTCCGCGACACGGGGACGCCCTCGAAGTAGTCGGCGGTTCCGTCCTTCAGCAGCGGCCAGTCGGGCAGAGGGCCGGTCAGCGACCCCTGGTCGGCCACCCACAGGTCAAGTACGCCGGGCTGCTTCTTCGGCTCGGTCGGCCACACCTCGACCGGCAGGCGGACGAGATTGTGCGCGAGCACGGACTTCTTCTGGTTGATCATCTCGACGGTGACGCCGGGCGGCGGCTCCAACTGGGTCCGATAGCCTTCGCCGTCACGCTGGGTCGGCAGCACGATCCGCGGTCTCCAGCCCGCCTTGAACGCCTTGTTCAGCGGGGCGATACCCAGGTGCTTGAGCGCGTTGATGATCGCCGACTCGTCGGGGATCCGATCCCGGCCACTGCTATCATCGGCCGAGCCCGGCTCAACGGCCCATGCTGGCGCTACCTCGGTCTCGCGCCCGGCACGGTGGCCGGCCCACACCAGCAGCAACGGCCAGGCGAACACGAACACTGACCAGGCGACCGACAGGGCGCCGATCACCCAGCGGAGCACGCCGCCGAGCCACAACCACACGTCAACCCACTCGCCGGCGCCGGTCAGCCACACGAGTGTCGCGACCAGCACCAGTAGCACCAGCAGTCCGAGCAGGACCCCACCAGACAGCATCGCCATCTTGAGCGCGAGCAGCGGCAGCTTCATCAGCCGCTCCCCGCGGCGGGTCTTCGCCTCATCGAGCTTGTCGAGCCACACGGCTAGTGCCTCCAGGTTGCCGGTCGCGTCCGCGATCCGAATCTGCTTGCGGATCCGGCCGATCGTCAGCCCCTTCCACAGGCGGACGATCCAGGAGTGCCAGCCGGCCAGGACCAGCGCGCCATGCTGGGCCGCAGTGCGTGCGACCTTCTTGGCCGCAGGGTTGGGCCGCAGCACCGTGACCTTGTCGACGACCACGGACGGCAGGAACCGGGAGCGTTCGGGCTCGTCAGAGACGATCTCGCCCTCGTAGACCTGCTCGACCTCGCCGCCGCCTTGCAGAGCCAACTCCTTGTGCTCGTCGTCCTCGGACAGGGGCAGGTCGGGGGCGTCCTCGCCGTGGCGGATCAGCCGCAGGTGCTCGGATCGTGCCTTCTCGCTCACGCTGCCTCCACGCGTCCGATCGGAAGAGGCGGGTTGAGCAGGTCGGTCAGGTGCTCCCGCACCACGGAGGCGATGAATCCCAGAACCTCGATCGCCTTGGCAGTCACGGTCAGCACGACCAGGGCGACGCTGCCGGTGAACTTGAACGCGAACACCACCACGCCGACGACCGTCAGCGCTGTGCCGCGGCCCCACCCGTTGGCGCGGGCCGGCTCCCACAACTCACTCAGCGTCTTGGCGTTGCCGACCTGGCGACGATTGGTCGCCAGGATCAGCGCGAGCATGACAAGCAGGAAAGTCATCAGAGGACTCATGACCGTCTCCCGTGCCTTCTGTTGATGAGGGCAAAGTAGGCGTCGCTGCCGAACTCGGGGCACGCGCATGGCGCTTCGAGACAGAGAGTGCACCGGATCTTGCTGGCGTCGGTCTCGCCGCCCAGGTAGGCGTCCAGGTCGGGCGACCACTTCGCGCCGAGCTCGTCGAGTACCTCACGGGGATTCTTCGGCTGGTTGTTCTTGGTCATGATGCAGTCACCTTCTTCGGGTCGGCCTTGCGCTGCTCGTACCAAGGCAGCTCTGAAACCCAGGTCTTCCGTAGGCGGGAAGCCAGCGTGTGGTGTGCGCTCGCTTTCGTGGCCAGTTCCATGACGGACGGGTAGCGACCTTCCTGCCGTTCGGCGTCCCAGAAGTCGCGCATGACCTTGGTTTTTGGCTGCTCATCCGGCTCGGGGTCCGGCTCAGATTCGGGGGCCGGCGTGACCTCGTCCGTTACTCGGTTCGTGGTCACGGGCGGTGTCACATAAGGGGTCACGGGCGGTGTCACATAGGAGCCGTTGGTTGAGGCCGGATCGGCGGGCGGAGAGTCCGGGTCCGTGACTCCTTCCGTGACCCGTCTCGTGACAAGGTTCGTGACCACGGAGGAGGTCACATCCGGGGTCACGGACGCGACTGGACGGCCGGCGATAAAGGCGGCCATCGACGTCACCGCCGCCGACACCTCGGGGTCGTGTTGAGAGCGGAGCGCCTCGCTCCACTCGTTCATCGCCTCCGCGAGCTGGACGGCCTCGTGGTGCTTGGCGGCGCCGGTGACAAGCGGGTGGTCCGTCTGGGTCCACGGCCCGGAGGCGGTCTCGAGTAGGTCGCACAGCGTCTGTGCGCCACCCAGCGTGCCGACCTGGTCGAGGAGCGCCCACTTCATGCGGTCGTCGCGGGCAAGTCCGGTGTGTTCGACCGCCTGGTCCAGTCGCTTGTCCAGCGCGGCAGCCGCCCTACGGATCTTCCTGGCGGAGGCGCCCGCGGCGCGCAAAAGGTGGAGCTTCTTGGCGGCCAGTGCGACCCGCGTGATGCGCCGGTGGGCATCTACCTCGGACGCGGTCCGGTCGCTGGACTCCGCCAGGCCGAGCCGCACAAGGACCCGCTCGGGGGTGATGCGCCAGTGGATGCCAGACAGGCCGCGGAGCTTGCGCCGCTCGAGCCGCATGCCACGCTCCCACAGCCATGCCGCCACCAGCGGGGCAGCTAGGCGGAACACGACCTCGCCTGCGCTCTTTGTGTCCAAGCTGGCCAACACGGCGGTGAGTCCGGCGAGGACCCAGACGGCGATCCCGTCGAGGCCGGCCGTGTAGTTCTCCCGCATGCTGCGGCGGGCACGCAGGGCGGAGATGACGATGGCGCCCTCGATGAACGCGAAGAACAGCACCCGCCAGAAGCCCTCAAGCTTCAGCACGTCCCCGGCGAACTTCCACATGCCCGACGCAGAGACGGCGGTGGCGATGCCGGCCATGACCCACGTGAGGATGTCCTCGAGCTCGGGCGGCTTGCGATCGACGCTCTTGTTGCTGGTGCGCTGGCGTCCTCGCAGGGCGCGGGCAGCGTGACGGAGGCCGTCGGCGACGGCTCGCGTGGTGAACCAGGTGACGATGAGCGAGCAGACGCCGACGACGGTCCACACGACCCAGTCAGGCGGCAGGTATGAGGTCCAGTCCATCAGGCGCTCCTCCGGGGCGGTCGGCCGGTCTTCCACTCCGCGCCCCGCCCGCCCTCGTCGCTGGCCTGCAGATGCACGACGCCAGCGACGCGCAGCAGCTCCAGGTACCTCCACACCTCGCGCACGGTCAGGCCGAGCGTGTCGGCGGCGTCCGTCGTTGAGATGCCGTTCTTAGCGATCTCAAGGAGGCGCTTGCGGACGGCTGGCGGGACTGTCGGGCTGGGGACCGCCTCCTCAGGGGAGACGGTGACGGGCGGCTTCATGGCAGGGGGTCCGTTCAGTCGTGGTGTGCGGGGGTCAGCGGAAGATCCAGGGGACGTCCTTCTCGGCGTTGAGGACCTCGCTGTTGCGGCGCAGGTACTCCGGGTCGTCTGCGCTGGTCTCCGGCAGGTCGGCGAGGTTCTCGCGGGCGTCCCGCAGCCTCTGGCGGGCAGCCCTCCGGTCGTTGCTGCGCTGCCGTGCTTGCTCGTTCTTCGACATGTCGATCTCCTTGGGGTCAGATGATGAACAGGGCCTGCGTGACGCCCTCGCCGGGCTCGTCGACCTGGACGGAACCGTCCCACCAGGCGACCTGGAGTTCGCTGGCGATAGTGAAGGAGTCCTCATCGTTGGAGGCGTCCTCGGTCCGGTGGAAGATCGTGTCGTCCGGGATGGCGAGGTCGGCGATCGTGTTCCGCAGGGCGTCGAGGGTGGCCACCGGGTGGAAGGTGCCGTCATCGGCTACGCCTTCCGGGTGCTGGGCGGGGTAGATGAAGAACGGCGCCAGCTCGGCACCCTCGTCGGTGGCGGCGCAGCGCTCGTAGCCGTTCCAGTGGGTGACCTGCAGCTCGGTGGCGGGCGCGTACTGGTCCGCCTCGTTGCCGTCGCTGAGGGCGAGGATGACCGGCGTGTCGCCGGGCAGGTCGGCCAGGACAGCCAGGGTCTCGCGCAGCTTCTCCACGCTGTACATGGGGTGGAAGTCGGCGTATCGCGCCATCGGGTCGGCGGCGGTGTCGGACATGGCGATCTCCTTTGGAGGTGGTCTGTCGTGCCCGTTCAGGGCCTGCTCCCTGATGCGCCGGCGTGGATACCGGAACGGGGGCTGGGGGTCAGCAGGCTTTGCAACTGTCGGCGTGCCGCTCAGCAAGGACGGCGGCCACATCCTTGAGGGATGCGCCGCACCCCTCGCACGACCAGTCGCCGACCGCGTAGTTGAGCTGGCAGCCAGTGGTGCCCGTCTTGTTCCAGATCACGAACACTCCGCCCTTGTTGCGGTAGCGGAGGGTGTCCTTCATGTCGATCTCCTTCGGTGCTGTGGTGGTGAGCCCCCGCCCCGGAGCGGTGTGGGTGGATTCCGGACCACGTCCGCGGGCGGGGGAGTCTGGGAGATCCCGTCCAGGAGCCGAGCGGCTGCGCGGTGGGATGAGAGCGCGGCTCCTGGACGGGAGTAGAGCCCCGGCTGCCGTGGGCCGTGGAGGGACAGGCAGCCGGGGGGTCGGTGGGG